TGGCCGACCTCGCCCGCCGCGCCGGGTGTGAGCCCGCCGACCTGCGGGAGAACCTGAGCCGCTACGCCAAGCCGCGCGGGAACCGGGCGAGGACGCTGCGGACATGACCATCGACCCGGAGGCGTTTGGTAAGATGGACCGTGGCTACCAAGAAGGCGCCGATCGTCGGGCGCGAGTACGCGATCAGCGACCTGTTCGACATGCTGGAGGTCGCCGACTGCTGGCGCTTCGTCGGCCCGTTTGCCCCCACCCCGGAGGGCTACTTCCACCTCAACTGGAAGTGCCTGCCCGAGCGGTACGCGCACCGCGCGGTGTGGACCCTGCTCGTGGGGCCCGTGCCCGATGGCATGGAGATCGACCACCTGTGCAGGATTCGGTCGTGCTGCAACCCGGATCACATGGAGATCGTCAGCCATGCCGAGAACATGCGCCGCCGTGGCAGTCAGGGGCTCTGCCGGGCTGGGCATCCGATGACCCCGGACAACGTGGTGCGCAACGGACGCCGCGCCAGTTCGCCGTCGCTGCTCTGCAAGAGGTGCCGACGTGAGTACCGGAAGAACCGAAGGGCCGCTTGATCCGTCACTGTTCAAGCGCTGGACCCCCGCCGCGCAGGAGAAGGCGCTGGAGGCGCTGCGCGCCGCCCAGAACGACAACTGGCGCCCGTTCTACTGCCACGACCCCGCGTGCAACGGGATGCCGCACGACCGGTGGGAGTGGAACCACGCCCGCGCCGACCAGCGCCCGCCCACCGACCCGGACTGGCTGGTCTGGCTGCTCAAGTCCGGGCGCGGCTCGGGCAAGACCCGGACCGGCACCGAGATGACCCACCGCGTCATCGAGAAGGTGCCCCGGATCGCGCTGATCGGGGCCACCGGCGCCGACGTGCGCGACATCATGCTGGAGGGCGAGTCCGGCATCCTCAACGTGTACCCGCCGGGCAAGAAGCCGGTCCACGAGCCGTCGAAGCGCCGGGTCACCTTCCACAACGGGGCCGTGGCCACCCTGTTCAGCGCCGAGGAACCCGACCGGCTGCGTGGCCCGGAGCACTACTGGGCGTGGTGCGACGAGGCCGCGCACTGGGCGCTCGTGCAGCAGGTGTGGGACAACCTGCTGTTCGGGCTGCGGCTCGGGGCCAAGCCCCGGATCGTGGTCACCACCACGCCCAAGCCGCGCCCGTGGCTCAAGGCCCTGATGAAGGACCCGACCACCCGGATGTCGGTGGCCTCAACCTACGACAACCTCGCCAACCTGTCCTCGGTGTACCGCGACATCATCATCCCCAAGTACGAGGGCACCCGGCTGGGCCGTCAGGAGTTGAACGCCGAGGTGCTGGAGGATGTCGAGGGCGCCCTGTGGAACTGGGACATGATCGAGTCGCTGCGGTTCACCGACGCCCCGGAGCACATGGACCGGATCGTGGTCGCGGTGGACCCCGCCGGGTCGAAGAAGAAGAAGAACGACGAGACGGGCATCGTGGTGGTGGGCCGGTCCGGGGACCACTTCTACGTGCTGGCCGACCGGTCCGGGCACTACTCGCCGAACGGGTGGGCGCGGGCGGTGATGGCCGCGTACGACGAGTTCAGCGCCGACGCGGTGATCGCCGAGACGAACTTCGGCGGCGAGATGGTCACCTCCAACCTGCGGGCCGCTGACTCGTTCCCCCGGATTCAGGAGGTCAACGCCAAGCGCGGCAAGGCGCTGCGCGCGGAGCCGGTCGTCGGGCAGTACGAGCGGAAGTTGGTGCACCACCCGCACGACGGGCTGCCGGAACTGGAGTCGCAGATGACCGAGTGGGTGCCGTATGAGGACACCGACTCCCCGGACCGGGTGGACGCGCTGGTGTACGGGGTCACGCATCTGGCCAAGGGCCTGCTCCCGGCTGGGATCAGCAGTCCGACGAACCTCAAGCGCGACGCGGACGGGCGGCTGCGGGTCATCAAAGGCGGTGCCGCGTGAGGTCCGACTGCCATACTCCTCACGGGAGGTTCGATGTGGGGCGTTGACTGGCCGACGCTGCTGGCCGCTGTCGTGGTCGGCACCCTCGGCGTCTCCCGCCTCACCCGCTTGGTCGTCGATGACGACTGGCCGCCGATGCTGTGGTTCCGCAGGGTGTGGGACCGGGTGTGGAAGCAGTCCCCGTGGGTCGCGCTCATCGAGTGCCCGTTCTGCGTGGCCCCTTACTTCGCCGCCGCGAGCATCGCGTGGGCGATCCTGTCCGACTTGCACTGGTCATGGTGGCTGTTCCATGGCTGGCTGGCGGTCGCGTATCTCGCAGCCATGCTGAATGTCCGCGACATCCCACCGGAGGCATGACATGGCCCGTACCCGCACCCGACCCGCCCCGGTGCCGGAGCACAACTCGCTGATCGCCAGCGCCCTGCGGATGCCGCCGGTGCAGCGCAACGCCGTCGGCAAGGCTCAGGCGTGGCAGGCCGAGGCGTGGCAGTTCTACGACCGGGTGGCCGAACTGCGGTTCGTGGCCAACTGGGTCGGCAACGTCATGTCGCGGGCCAAGTTGGTCGTCGCCAAGCGGGTCGAGGACACCCTCGTGGTCCAGCACGACGGCGAGGCGGTCGAGGCGCTGGCCGCGTACCACGGCGGGTTGCAGGGACAGCAGCAGATGCTCCAGCAGGCCGGGGTGCACCTGACCGTCGCGGGCGAGTTCTACGACGTGATGCTCAAGGACATGTGGGCGGTGCTGGCCAACGACAAGGTGAACGGCACCTCCGGGTCGCTGACCTGCGACCTCGGGGACGGCAACCGGACCCCGATCCAGTCGAAGAAGGACATGGCCATCCGGGTGTGGACGCCGCACCCCCGCGAGCCGCTGCGCGCCGACTCCCCCACCCAGTCGAACCGGGGCACGCTGGCCGAGATCGCCACCCTGTCGGACCACATCGCTGCGCAGTTGGAGTCCCGGCTGGCCGGTGCGGGCATCCTGTGGGTGCCCAGCGAGATCACCTTCCCCACCCCGAAGGAGGCCGACCCGTCGGCATCGGTGGCCGATCAGTTCATGGCCGTGCTCGGCGAGGCGATGGTCACCCCGATCAAGGACCGCGCGTCGGCCAGCGCGATCGTGCCGATCGTGGTCACCGCCCCGGGCGAGTATCTGGAGAAGGCCCGGCACATGACCTTCTGGTCGGAGTTGGACGCCGAGACGATCAACATGCGCGACAACGCGGTGAAGCGGCTGGCCATCGGTCTCGACACCCCGCCCGAGGTGCTGCTCGGCATGGGCGACAGCAACCACTGGAACGCGTGGCTGGTGGACGAGGCCGCGATCAAGAGCCATCTGGAGCCCCGGTTGCAGGTGATCTGCCACGCGCTGACCGACGCGTACCTGCGTCCGGCGCTGACCGGCGCCTCGGACGCCGAGGACTACTACGTGCTGGCCGACACCTCCGACATCCGGCTGCGCCCGAACCGGTCGCGGGAGGCCGTGGAACTCTACGACCGGGGCGAACTGTCGGGCACGGCGCTGCGCCGGGAGACGGGGTTCCTCCCCGAGGACGAGCCCAAGGGCGAGGAGGAGCGCGAGTGGCTGCTGCGCCGGATCGCCTCCGGCTCGACCAGCCCGGAGCAGACGCAGGCCGCGCTCCGGCTGCTCGGCGCAGACCTCGGCCCGCTGCCGATCGAGGGCGAGATGCAGCCCCAGCCGACGATCCCGCCGGTGCTGCAACCACGCCGGTCACTGGAGGGCCACCCGGAGCACCGGGTGCCCGACCTCCAGCGGTCCACGAAGGACCGGGAGTCCCGCGAGGGCATGATCGCTGCCGCCGACGCGCTGGTCTACCGGGCGCTGGAGCGGGTCGGCAACCGGCTGTGCAACGGGACGATGAAGGCCCAGTTGGCCGACACGCCGTCGCACTGGCGCTACATGTACGTGGACACGGTGCCGGAGAATGCTGTCGATGGCGCGTGGGCGTTCGCCGCTGAGGTGCTTGAGGCAACAGGCAGCCCAGTGGACACCGCCCGCATCTGTGCGGCCATCGACGGGTACGTCCGGTTCATCATCAACGACCAGCGCAAGCACCATCGGGACCTGCTGGAGGCCGCGCTGATTGCCGCCGGAGTGGTTGACCCGTGACCTCGTGGTGGTCATGGGTCCTGACCGCCGTCGGCGTCACCGGCCTGTACTTCGCAGGCAAGAAGGTGTGGTGGGCGTGGCTCATCGGGCTGGGCGCGCAGGTGCTCTGGATCGCGTACGCGGTTGCGACCCGGCAGTACGGGTTCGTTGTCTCGGCGTTCGCCTACGGCTGGGTCTATGCCCGCAATGCAAGACTGTGGTGGGTGGGCCACCACGACGATCGGAGCGACGATGAGCGAGTCAGCGCGTGAGGAGTTCCGTGTCTCCCGGCTCAAGGAGATGGACCGGGTGTCCGCCGAGTTGTTCGGTGCGATCGACCAAGCCCTAACCGCTGGGCTGACAGGTGAGGACTTCGCTAACGCGATCGACTCCGCGCTGTACGCCGCGTTCCTCGTGCAGTACGAGGCCGAGGGGATGTCCCCGTTCGCCCTGTACGACAACCCGCGCCGGGCGTGGGAGTGGTTCGCCAAGCGGGTCCGGCGCGGGCTGGAGGCGGTGACCGATACGTCGGAGGCCAAGCGGATTGCCGACTGGCTGGGCACCGCCGTGGTCAACGGGGCCAAGATGGCCGGGACGCAGAGCGAGGGCGGCAAGATGTGGCTGTCCCGCCGGGACGCGAAGGTGCGCCCTTTCCACGTCGAGGCCGACGGGCAGGTCGTCGGCTGGGGCGAGCCGTTCATCGTGTGCGGGGAGATCGGGATGTTGTTCCCCGGCGACCCGGTGGGTGACCCGGAGTGCTGGCTGAACTGCCGGTGCGTCGCGGCGCCCGCCGTGCTGGAGGAGACGCTGACCGCCGCCGCCCATGACGCGATCTTCTACGAGGGGCGCCGGACCCCGGAGATCGTGCCGAAGGGGCAGCCCGGGAAGAAGGGCGGCGCGGGGACGAAGGCCGGGAAGGTGGTCAAGCGCCGACCGCTGACCGCCGATGAGGAGAAGCGGATCAGGGACGGGAAGTGGCTGCGGGTGAACCGGGACGGGAAGAAGCCCGGCCAGCCCGGGTACATGGAGCGCAAGTCGAAGGTGCGCCCGCAGAACAACGCGGTCGAGGGTGAGGAGTTCGCCGCCGACTCCAACGCGACCGGCAAGGTCATCGTGGCCATTCCAACGCAGGACGATCCGATTTGGGATGCGTCCAGCGAGCCGGTCCCGCACATGACGATGATCTGGCTGGGCAAGCAGGAGTTCACCCCCGAGGACTGGGGAGCCATCCTCGGTGCCGTCCAGTCGGCTGCCGAGCAGTTCGGTGAGATCGAGGGTCCGCAGGAGTTGGCCGTGACCAGCCGGGAGCCGCTGGGTGACGACAACGCCGACGTGCTGATGCTCGACGCGGGTCGGATGGCCGCGCTGCGGAACTACATGCTGACCCACGAGACGATCCGCCGGGCGTACGAGGCGGTGGACCAGTACCCGAAGTGGACGCCGCACGTCACGCTCGGTTACCCGGAAACCCCGGCGAAGGGCGAGCCGGGTGAGACGATTCGGTTCGATCGTCTGGCAGTCTGGGACGGTGACTACGAGGGTGAGGAGTACCCGATGAGCGTCGCGGTCGAGGAAGATGTGCCCGTCGTGGACGAGGATGAGCCGATTTCCCACGGTGGGAACCCGGAAGATGAGGACTGGTCGGTGGAGCCGGTGCCGTGGAACGGCGTGCTGGCTCCCGAGGGCATCCCGTCCGGTGACGGGCGCCGGTTCGCGCCGGGCGCGCTGGAGTGGCGCGACCTACCGATCCCGCTGCTGTGGCAGAAGTCGAACGGCATGGGTCACGAGGGCGCGGTCATCGTCGGCCAGATCAACCGCATCTGGCGGGACAACCACCTGCTGCGCGGGGCCGGGTTCTTCGCCGACACCCCGGAGGCCGATGAGGTGATCGGGCTGTACGCCGAGGGTCACGCGCGCGGAGTGTCGGTGGACGTGGACAGCGCGGAGATGGCGGTGGAGGACGAGGAGGCGCAGTCGATCCTGTTCAACAAGGGCCGGATCAGCGCCGCCACGCTGTGCGCGATCCCCGCGTTCGCCGAGGCGTACGTCGTGCTGGGCGAGTGGGTGGAGCCCGAGGCGGACTCGATGTTCGCTGCGCTGGTCACCCCGGAGGAGTTCCGGGCCAGCGTGAACTCGCCGACCGGGCCGGTGACCGGCGGGGAGGACGTGCCGCTGCCGTTCCGCGAGTACGACACCGAGTCGCGCAAGCGGATGGCCAAGGAGGGTGTCGCCATGCCCGACGGGTCCTACCCGATCGCGGACGAGGAGGACTTGCGCAACGCGATCCAAGCGATCGGTCGGGCCAAGGACCCGAAGGCCGCACGGGCGCACATCAAGAAGCGGGCGAAGGCGCTGGGCAAGGGCGACGTGGTGCCGGAGGGCTGGTCCGATGAGGGTGCCCTGCTCTGCGCGTGCCGTGGCTGCGACACCTTCGACTGCGGCGAGGACGGCTGCTCCTGCTGCTGGTCCTACAACGACAGCGACGCTCCGGTGTTCGCGCCGGAGTACCCGAGGGGAGAGCCGGTGGCCGCATCAGCCGCCGAGTTCAAGCGCGGGCCGGGCTGGGTCACCGACCCGGTGGCGACGAAGCGCATCCACGACTACTGGACCAAGCCCGGTGAGGAGGGTTACGCGAAGATCGGCTGGGGCACCCCGGGCGACTTCCGGCGGCTGCGCGCGCATCTGGCCAAGTACATCGGCCCGCAGTTCCTCAACCGGACCGTGGCGCAGTGGCACCACGACGCGCTGGGCTACTGGCCGGGCGAGAAGGGCAAGCCGGGCAACCCGATGGCCCTCGGTGCCCCGTCCCCGGCGCTGCACCTCGTGGCCGCTGGCGGCTGGTGCGCCCCGTCGGAGTGGTTCGATGACCCGTCGCTGGAGGGTCCGACCGCGCTGACGATCACCGACGAAGGTCGGGTGTTCGGCCATCTGGCGACGTGGGGCACCTGCCACATCGGCATCCCCGGAGTGTGCACCGAGCCGCCGACCTCGCAGACCGACTACGCCTACTTCATGACCGGCAGCGTGCGGACCGCCGAGGGCACCGACGTGGCCGTCGGCCAGATCACCATGGGCACCGGCCACGCGAGCACCGCGCGCGGGGTCAGCGCCCGGCAGGCCGCAGCCCACTACGACAACACCGGCACGGCGGTGGCCGACATCCGGGTGGGGCAGGACGACTTCGGCATCTGGGTGGCCGGGGCCATGCGCCCGAGTGCGACCGAGGAGCAGCGGCACGCGCTGCGCGCCGGGGCGCTGTCCGGGGACTGGCGGGCGATCGGCGGCAATCTGGAACTGGTCGCCGCGCTGGCCGTCAACGTGCCCGGGTTCCCGATCCCACGAGTGTCGCTGGCGGCGTCCGGGGACCGGCAGGAGTCGCTGGTCGCGGCGGGCATCGTCATGGCCGAGTCCGGCACCGAGGACGACGTGGCCGACTTCGTGAGGGCTGTGGCCGATGAGGTGGAGGCGAGGGCCGCGCGACGTGCGCGGGCGGCGGCGCTGCTGGACGATACGAGGGCGCTGCGGGTTGCCGCGCTCAGGAACAAGGTGGAGGGCTGACATGGGGTGCGGGTGCAACAGCGGCAAGAACAAGCAGCAGTACGAGGTGGTTGCCGCTGACGGCAAGGTGACCGTCGTGGACTCCCGCACTGCCGCGCTCGCGCTGGTGCGCAAGACCGGCGGATCGTGGCGTCCGAAGGCCAGTTGATGCAAACTGCTGGCGTCATGTTGTAACGTCAGCGTCAGCGCGCGCATGGAGTAGCCCTGCGAGCGGCCTCTCGGAGCAGAGGAGCGACCTAGCCGTTCCTAGAACCGGGAGAGCCACCATGGCCCAGTACGAACTGCCTGAGAACCTGTCGGCCCTGTCCGACGACGAACTGAACGCCGCCCTGAACGCCGGACTCGACGCGTTCAAGGAGTTGGGCATCTCTGCCGACTCCGACGAGGACACCATCGCCGAGGGCGAGCGCATCGCGCCCCTCGTGAGCGCCATCCGCGCCGAGCAGCAGGCCCGCGTGGCCGCTGCTGAGGCCCGCGCGCAGCGCGCCGCAGAACTGCTGGCCACCGTGCCCGAGCAGACCGCCGAGGACACCGAGATCGTGGAGGAGGCCCCCGTGGCCGAGGCCGAGGTCGAGGTGGAGCAGGAGGCACCCACCCCCATCGAGAACGAGGAGGCCCCCGTGGCCGAGAACACCCCCGTGCCGGTCGCCGCCTCTACCCAGAGCCCGGTCGCCCGCGCAGCCCAGAACGCGCCCGAGCCCGTCGTGGCCGCAGCGATCCAGCCGGTCGTCGCCCTCGTGGCCGCAGCCGACGTGTCCGGCTTCGCCGCCGGGCAGGAGTTGGACGACCTCGGTGTCGCCGGTCAGGCGCTCGTGTCCCGGCTCAAGGGCCTGCCCCGTGGCATGGCCCCGTCGCCGGTCCGCCAGCGCTTCGGCGCCGCCGTCATCCGCATGGACCACGGCAACCTCATGCAGGGACGCGAGTACGACGACTACTCGCTGATCCAGCGCGCCGGTGACGAGTCCCGCCTGTCCGGTGGGTCGCTGGTCGCCGCCGGTGGCTGGTGCGCCCCGTCGGAGACGCTGTACGACATGTGCCAGATGGAGACGGTCAGCGGCATCCTCGACCTCCCCGAGTTCGGCGTGTCGCGCGGCGGCATCCGGTACACCCCGGGCCCCGACTTCTCCGAGATTTACTCGTCCTGCGGGTTCCACCAGACCGAGGCCGAGGCCATCGCGGGCGAGTGCAAGACCTGCTGCGAGGTGACCTGCCCCGAGTTCGATGAGGTCCGCCTCGACGCGGTGGGCATGTGCGTCAAGGTTCCGATCCTGACAAACGCGGCCTACCCGGAACTGGTCCGCCGCTACATCGAGGGCGCGCTCGTGGCCCACGCGCACAAGGTCAACGCGTGGACCATCAGCCAGATGAACACCGCCGCTGGCGCCGGGGTCACCGTCGGTGGCACCGACCCGATCTCCTTCGCGCTGGACGCGCTGGAGTTGCAGGCCATCGGGATGCGGTACCAGTACCGCCTCGGTGAGAACGCGACCATCGAGGTCGTCGCTCCGGTGTTCCTCAAGGCCCTGATCCGCATGGACGTGGCCCGCCGCAACGGGCAGGACTGGAACAGCGTCACCGACGCCCAGATCGAGTCCAACTTCTCGGCCCGCAACATCAAGGTCCAGTGGGTCTACGACTGGCAGGACCTTGCCGTCGCTGGCTGCGCGGTCACCCTCCCGGCCAACGTGTCGGTCCTCATGTACCCGGCGGGTACGTGGACCAAGGGCACGGCGGACGTGATCTCCATGGACGCCGTGTACGACAGCGTGGGGCTGGAGTCCAACACCTTCACGGGCATCTTCGTGGAGCAGGGCGTCCTCGCCGTCCAGAAGTGCACCCACACCTGCAAGGTGACCATCCCGATCTGCGTGTCCGGTCAGACCGCAGCCTCGGAACTCACCGCCTGCCTCACCGCAGCCGCGTGACCCGCTCCGGGGGGGCTGGTTGGACCTGCCAGCCTCCCCGGAACCCACCACCCCAGAGGAGGTGAGGTCCGGTGCCGAACATCACAGGAGCACGCAACTACGTCGAGGTGGCCGCTCCGGCGCCCAAGGTCGGTGGCCTGTTCGCCGTGGCCAACGTCATCGACAGCACGGACCCGCACGACTTGCTCGGGGCTGAGTACCAGACCGATGCCTGCACCCCTGCCGAGCACTGGTCGGCGGGGAACTGCGGATACGGTTACCCGGCCACGCCCTGCAACCCGACCCCGGCGGTCGCGGCCACGCTCAAGGACTTCCATGGGCTGACGCTGGTCACCGGCGACCCGTTCACGATCTACGACGGGATCGACTGCGAACTGCTCGGGGGCCCGTCGGACTACTACCGAGGCCGGGTCGAGGCTTCGTTGCGGCTCAAGGAGCAGAAGGCTGCCGAGCAGCACGTCGCTGGCCTTCTGCTGGCATCCACGAACAGCCTGAGCGCAGGCGACATCGTGGAGGCCGTCGCCGAGGCCGAGGCGTGGCTGGCCGACAACTACGCCGGGCAGGGCGTCATCCACATGAACCGGAAGTCGGCCACGCTCGCGTGCGCGGCTCAGGTGGTCGGCGCCGGGCTCGACGGGCGGCTGGCCACCTGTCAGGGCACCCCGGTGGCCAACGGCGCCGGGTATGGGTCGCTGGTCGGCAAGGTGGTCGCCAGCGGTCAGGTCACCCTGCTCAGGGGGCCGATCACGGTCACCAACGCTCCCGGCATGAACGTCGGGGTGGAGTGCTCGCCGCCACGGGCGCTCGCTGAGCGCACCTACGTCCCGCTCATCGAGTGCGGGGCGGCCATCGCAACGATCACACCGACGCCGTAGGAGGCAGCAGCATGGCTGGAACCAGTTTCCCCCTCGTCCGGGGCCGGACGATGCGGGCGACCAAGTTGAACGGCTGTGGGGTTCCCCTCACAGGCGACGGCTCGGCCATCTCGGTCACCGACGGGTACGTGTCCGTCGCCCTGACCGCGAACATCAACGAGCCCGAGGAGTTGGTCGTCACCAACGCCAACGGCCAGACCTGTGTCCGCGACCCCGGGTGCGCCGAGTTCAAGGGCTACAACGTGGACGTGGTGTTCTGCAACGTGGACCCGTGCCTGTACTCGCTGATGACCGGGCAGGACACCATCAACGACACCGAGGGCAACCCGATCGGCTTCCGCATGAACTCCAAGAAGAAGGCGTGTGACAACGCCTTCGCGCTGGAGGTGTGGGCCGGGTCGCCGGGCGCTGAGGGGTGTCAGGGCCAGTCCACCGAGTCCGGCTCGTTCGGCTACCTCGTGCTGCCGTTCCTGCGGGCGGGCGTCGTCGGCGACTTCACCATCGAGAACGCGGCGGTGTCGTTCACGATCTCCGGTGCGGTCACCCTCGACGGCAACTCGTGGGGCATGGGCCCGTACGACACGATGGAGGTCGGTGGGGTTCCGGCGAAGTTGCCGGAGGCGCTGGACACCAACGACCACCTCGCCGTGCTGTTCACCACGATGGCGCCGCCGGAGCCGACCGACGGCATGTGCCTGACCGACGTGGAGTACGCGGCGTTCATCGCTGACGGAACCCTGCCGGTCGCCGCCTGATCGACACCCCGAGGGAGGGGCAATGTCTGACCTCTGCGCGGCGTGCGGGAGTTGTGTCCCGTACTCGCCCACGATGTCGTGTTGTCCCGACTGGGGCGATCTGGACGACGACCTGCTGTGCCGGTCCATCACCCTCGCTTGGGACACCCTGCGTGTCCTGAGCGGGGGGATGGTCGGCAACTGCCCGGTGCTGGTCCGCCCGTGCCTGTCGGAGCCGTGCAACGCGTGCGCCTCCAGCGGGCCCCGGGTGGTCCGCACCGGCGACTGTCAGGGCTGCTGGGTCAACTCGGCGTGCGGCGGGCGGGGCTGCTCCTGCTCAGCGCTGTCCGAGATCGTCCTGCCCGGCCTCGTGGCCGAGGTGTGGCAGGTCAAGGTCGATGGGGTCACCCTGCCGGTGGAGTCCTACCGGATCGACAACGGCAACAGGCTGGTCCGCACCGATGGCCAGAACTGGCCGTCATGCCAGCACATGAGCCGCGACGTGGACTCCGAGGAGGGCACGCTCGGGGTCTGGTACGTGCCCGGGATCGTGCCGGACGCTGCCGGGCTGTGGGCTGCCGGGGTGCTGACGTGCGAGTTCTCCAAGGCGTGCTCGGGCGGCAAGTGCCGCCTGCCGTCGGCGGTCACCTCGATCTCCCGGCAGGGCATCTCCATGGAGATCAGCACCGGGATGTTCCCTGACGGGATGACCGGCATCCGCGAGGTGGACGCCTACCTCACGTCGATCAACCCGAACGGGCTCAAGATGCCGCCGCGCGTCTGGTCGCCTGATTTGGTCACCGCCGGGCACCGGTACACGACGTGGCAGGCCCGCCCGGATGCGGCCAGCGACCCGTGGGGTGGCCAGTGACACCGAACGCGACCCGGCTGGCCATGGCAGTCGCCTCGCTGGTGGAGTGCCTATGCACGGCGCTGGCTGTGGAGGGTGCTGGGCCGACGTGCTTCTGCGGGGTGGTGCCCGGCGATCAGGTCGCGTGGGACTACTGCGGGGAGTGCTCCGGCGGCAAGTGCGGCATGGGCTACGTGAAGGTCAACTCGGTGTTCGCCACGACCACGTTCCCCGGAGGTCGGGAGTTCTCCAAGTGCGGCGCGTACCTCGCGGCTGAGATCAGCGTCGGCGCGCTGCGCTGCTCGCCGGTCCCCAGCGAGGACGGCGACCTCCCGACCGAGGGCGACATGGAGGAGGCGTGGCTGGCCACGGTCGCCGACATGGGGGCGATCCATCGGGCCATCGCGTGCTGCGGGTTCAAGGACTACTTCCTCGGCAACTACGACCCGCAGGGCCCGAACGGTGGGTGCGTCGGCGGCGAGTGGACGGTCACGGTGCTCCTCGATGGCTAGGGCGTCGAAGGTCGTCATCTCCGACGCGCTCATCATCAAGGCGTGCAACACTCCCGGCGGGTCCGGCGGGGTCGCTCGGGAGATGAACGACTGGGTGAAGCGGTGCAAGTTGCGGGCGATCAACACGGCGCCGGTGAACGACCCGGCGAACGCTACGCACCGGGGCGGCGCGGTCGGCACGTACAAGGCGTCGTTCCGGTCGAAGCGGTCGGGCAATCAGCACGTCCTGAGTCGGGCGGTGTTCAACATCGCGCCGCACGCCCCGTACGTCGAGTACGGGCGCAGGAGCACCCGGTTCGGTGACAAGTTCTACAGCAAGCACTGGCCGGGCTGGCCGGTGATCCCCGGAAACAACCACATCGTGTTCACCCCCCTCAAGGTGATGGCCCAGTTCGGCAACTGGGAGCAGTTCGGCTGGACCAAGCATTCCGGCATCGTGCGCTGGTACGCGGGCACGAGCGCGAGGGAGGGCAAGTACGTCCTGCTGAACTCGTGGAAGTGGACCACCGAGAAGTATCAGGTGGACTTCCTCATCGCCGACGACCGGTTCAGCGGGATGCGGTACACGTAGTACCGGGCGCTGTTTCCCACGGTGGGAAACGGTAGGCTCGCCACACCAAGGTCCAACATAGGAGGTCCACCTTGAGGGAGTTCAAGACAGCGGCGCGCAACGCGGCGCCGACCATGTTCGACAACGCGGAGCCGATCCAGTTCACGATCGACGGCGAGGAGTTCACCGCCTATCCGCCGTCGCCGGGCCAGTTGGCCATGCTGGTCGCGGCGCAGGCCGACAGCCGGGACGTGTCGGAGTCGATGGCGGCGATCATCGACTTCCTCGACGGCATCCTCGATGAGGACGCGCAGGCGATGTACCGCAGGCGCCTGATGGACCGCAACGATCCGTTCGACTTCGACACCGTGAACGACATCGTGGAGGGCCTTGTCGAGGAGTGGTCCGCCCGCCCTACCAAGTCGCCGTCCGTCTCCTCCTCATCGCGGCGGACCGCTGGGTCGAGATCGACGGCGAAGCCGCGCTCGCGGGCCACGACCTGATGACGCTGCGCGTGGATCGGTTCCTGAACGCGATCTACGCGTGGTGCCTGCCGAGGATCGACCCGCAGGAGCGGGACAAGTGGCTGTTCCAGTTGAACGCCCCGATCCCCGGACGGGTGACTCAGGTCAGCGCGCGGGAGGAGATGGATTCGTTCGCCGCCTTCGCGGGTGCGTTCGGGGTGACGCAGCCCTCGACGGGCTAGCCTGAGCACGGAGGTGTGACGATGTTCGACACGGTTGGCGCGATGTACGTCAGGGTGCTGTCTGACACCTCCGGGCTCAAGGGCGAACTGGAGCGCGACTTCGGCAAGCAGGGCGCCGTGGCAGCCGACGCGTTCGGCAAGCCGTTCGACAAGCAGTTGTCGAAGAACATCAACAAGATGCGCGCGTTCGACGTGCTCGACGCGCGACTCAAGACGTGGGCGCGGGACTTCTCCAAGACCATCGGCGACAGCCTCGACGTGGAACCGAAGGTACGCATCGGCGACATCATCTCCGCTGCCGAGATCAACGAACTCTCGGAGCGGATGAAGATTCCGGCCCGGGAACTCGCCACGTACTTGAAGAAGGCGATCCCCGACGCGCTGCGGGCTGCGGAGAAGGAGCAGCGCGACTCGATCAAGCGGCTCGGAGAACTGCGCGAGCAGGAGGCCGCCGAGGAGCGCAAGCGGATCAAGTCGCTGGCAGACTACGACCGGGTGACGTGGGCCAAGTCGATGAAGGCGCGGCTGGACGAGACGGAACGGCTCATCGAGGAGACGTACCGGACGCTGAACAAGGAGAACACCAAGTTCCAGAAGGACCACGACGCCTCGTGGCGGCGCATCCTGACGAACATCGACCTGTTCGGCGGCAAGGTCAAGAAGGTCACGCTGGCGCTGCGCCGGACCGGCACCGGCGGGGCGTACGACACGCTCACGAACGTGCTGGCCGGGATGCTGGGCACCGCGTTCAAGGTCGGCTCGGTGGTGCCCAAGATTCTGACGAAGGTGGGCGGGGCGTTCACCGACCTCGGCGTCAAGATGATGTCCACAGGCGGTCAGGTGGGCCAGTTGGGCACCGTGTTCGCATCGCTGGGCAAGGTTCTGGGCAAGGCCGGGCCGTACGGGGCGGTGATCGCGCTGGTCGCCGCGCTGGGCCTGTTGCAGTCGATGCTCGGGTCGCTGTCGGTGCTGGTCAGCACGTTCGCCGCCGGAATCGTGGCGCTGGGCTCGGCCCTGTTCTACGCAGTGTCCAACGCTGCCTTGCTGGTTCCGGTCCTCGGCGCGATCGGTGTCGGGTTCGCGGGGGCTGCGATCGGCGCGATCGACGCGACGCAGGCCATCGGCAAGTTGTGGAAGGCCGTCAACGAGACGGACCCGAAGGCTAAGGCTGAGGCGTGGAAGGACTACAACCGCGAACTCAAGAAGTTGGGGCCGAATGCGCGGGCTGCGGTCAGCGCGATGAAGCCGCTGGTCGAGGAGTTCTCCGGCCTCAAGCGGACCGCAGGAGAGGCCCTGTTCGACGGCATGGCCGACGCGTTGAAGAAGGCGACGCCGCTGATCGACGCACTCAAGACCGGGCTGACGAACGTAGCGGGCGCGGTCGGCGATGTGGTCGAGGGGTTCTTGGCGCTGGCCCAGAACCAGACCTTCATGGCCTCGTTCACGAAGATGTGGGAACTGAGCGCCACGATCATCCGTGACCTCGGGTCGGTGGCGTCCAACTTGTTCGCCGGGTTCACCAACTTCTTCTCCGCGATATCACCGCTGGTGGAGAAGTTCACCGGTGGGCTGGCCACTGCTGCCGAGAACTTCCGCAAGTGGACCGAGACGGAGGGCGGTCGGCAGGCCATCCTCCAGTTCTTCACCGACGCGTACGATATCGGGTCGCAGGTGTGGGCCGTGGTCAAGGAGTTGGCGCTGGCCCTGTTCGACCTGTTCACCGCTGATGCGACGAAGGGCGCGGCGAAGGACCTGTTCGGCTTCCTGCTGGAGGAGGTCCAGAAGTTCCGCGACTGGATCAACGAGGTCAGCGAGAACGGCAAGTTGCAGAAGTGGTTTGATGACGCGAAGGTCGTGGGCAAGGCGCTGTGGGCCGTGGTGAAGGACTTGGCGGCCCTGTTCGGGTCGCTGAACAACGACACGAATCGCGGGTTCTTCCTGTTCCTGCTGGACGTGGTGCGGGTCATCATCGCCACGTTCCGGGTGCTGTTCACGGTCGGCCGGTGGGCGCTCGCGGGCATTTCTGCGGCTCTCACTCCGGTCAAGATCGGGTTCAACGCGCTCAAGACAGCGATCGGCTACGTCATCGACAAGGTGCGGGATCTGATTGCGTGGATCAAGCGCATCCCGGTGGTGGGGCGCATCTTCGGCGGCGGTGAGCGCGTCTCCGGCGGCGGTTCGTTCCGGGCGATGTCGGCGATGGACACACAGGTCGGCCCAACCGGGTCGCTGGTCGTGAACAACTGGAACATCACGACTCCGGGCATGGACAGCAGGGTGGTCGCGTCACAGGTGATGAACCGCATGGCCGCGATGGCCGGGTAGGAGGCGTCGTGTACGAGGGCTATCTGGCGATGGACGGCATCGAGGTCGTCAACACCCACCGGGCTGCGGCGTACGCGGCTGCCGGTGGCCTGTCGTGGGTTCAGGGCTGCTCGGAGTGCTCCAGCGTGGTCGCTGGACTGGGCGGCGAGTACGAGACGCCGCTGCTGGACGCCAAGCGCCTCGACCCGCCGCCGTGGTGGGACGGCAGCATGGACGCGGCTGAGTTCTTCGGCCTGATCGGGGTGTCGGTGTCCAACGCCGACGACTCAACGCGCCGGATCGAGGTGCTGTCCGGGGCTGCGGGCAGCGGGCACTTCGGGGCGCTGCGGTACTCGGTGCGGTCCCTGACGGTGCGGGCCATCGCGGTCGCGGCGTCGGACTGCGCGCTGGGCTACGGGCTGGAGTGGCTGCGCTCGATCGACGCGGGCTCCACCTGCAACTCGGTGACGACTGAGATGTACGACTGCTGCCCGAACGTGACGCAGGCCGACTGCGAGGACCCGGAGTGCATCGACCAGTGCGTGCAGCGTCGGCTGCGGCTGTTCTTCGGGTCGCGGATCACGCAGGGCCCGACTGTGTTGCGGCGTCGGGAGATGAACGGGCGCGGCGCGATGGCCGAGGTCGAGTTCGTCATCACGGTGACCGACCCGTACATCTACTCGTTCGTGCCCGCGTATGCGCAGGCGATCCCGCAGGCGGTGCTGTGGGAGGACCCGGTGCAGGGGCGGTCGGCGCAGCCGGTGGACGCGTTCGCGGCGGCGGTGACCTACGCGGCCCCGCCGCCGGTGTTCCGCCCGGAGCCCCGATTTCTGCCGCGCACGGTGTGGGAGCGGCAGGAGGTGGCTGTCCCGGCGCCGGAGTTCGGCACGTCGGTGGCTCCGCTCATCACCGTGGAGTCGGCACAGTTCGTCCCGTCGGTGCGGCTCACCCTGTCGGATGCGTCAGGTGGGCAGGTGGCCCAGTGGCGGATGGAGGGATTTCCCACCGGTGGGAAGGTGACGCTGGACCTGCGAGCCCGGTCGGTGACCACGGAGTCCAACGGGATCGTGCGCCGCAACGACGCGTTTGTGACGGACCCGTCCGGTGGTCCGGCCCGGTGGCCGCGTGACCTGCCGAAGGGCGAGTACCTGCTGGCGGTGGACCGCGCTTTGGGTACTGATCCGCTGGAGGTGGCCGTGACGGTGATGGGCCGGGTGAGCCCCTGATGCTCGGCTGTGGGGAACATCAGGCGTTCATCGTGGCCCGTGGTGGCGGCACGATCCTCTACGAGTTGGACCGGCTGGAGTTCGTGGACTGGGAGCGGACCCGCGACGACATCTCGCAGGCGTACGTCCGGGTCGGCGCGGGCGCGGGCTGTTGCGGGGAACTCGGCGGGCTGCTGGCCGGGCACCACGAACTGCACCTGTACCGGGATGGGGACAAGGTGTGGGAGGGGCCGGTGGTGCGGCCCGAGTTCGCGTCTGACTCGGTGACGATCTACGCCAACGACATCCTGTGGGTGGCCAAGAACACGGTGCTGGAGAAGGCGTACAACAAGGCGTACCCGAACATCGCCAAGTGCGGGTGGGTGATGAACTGGCTGCTCAAGGACCAGACGTTCGCCAAGTACGGCGACCCGTGGAACGCCGACGACCGCATCCACTGGGTGCAGGGCTCGGATGACCCGTCCACGTCGGCTGCCGTCAAGGCGTGGTCGATGACGACGTGGGAGGACTTCGACAAGTTCGCCGAGGACCGTGGGATGGACTACACGGTGGTGGGCCGGGACATCTACTTCTGGGACACGCACCTCAAGTGGATGACCCTGCCGTACCCGCTGGTCAACGACTACCTGACTGGGGGGATGGAGGTTGTGGAGTACGGCAACGAGTTCGCCACCCGGGTGATCGTGACCAACGGCAACGGCTACGCGTCGCAGGCGGTGGCCCCGGCGTGGGCGATCTCCAAGTACGGGTACATCGACCACCTGCTGTCGTCGTACAACGAGGCAGCGGGCAACGAGGTGCCGACGACCGAGGAGAAGAAGGCGTGGCAGGAGCAGGCACAGTCCTCGCTGGACGCGTCGTTCCCGGCGCCGATCCGGGTGCGGGTGCCGGACAACTCGACGCTGGTGCCGGATGCCCCGTACGAGATCAACGACCTCGTGGCCGGGGCGTGGGTGCAGGTGGTGTCCACGGACCTGTGCAAGTCGGTGGACCAGTGGCACAAGATCGACCGGGTGCACGTTCGGCAGCAGGACGGTGAGGAGAAGGTGGAGATCACGACGACTGCCGCGCCGGAGAACGTGGTGGAGCCATGAAGTCGAACCGTCTGGATGCGCAGGACAACTTCCTGTCGTGGATGCGGCTGGTGAACAAGCGGATCACCCGGATGGAGCGCAAGGGTCGCGTCGATCTGCTGGGCGCCACGACGGAGGATGCTGCCCGTGACGGGCAACTCGCGGTGCGCACGTTCTCCGAGATTCCTGAACTGGAGCCGGGCACTGCGGTGCATGTGCTGGACGAGGATGTCGTGTACGTGCAGGACTCGATGACGCGGGCGTGGCAGGCAGCCCCCTAGGTGGTCCCCCGCCCCTACCATGAGCGTCAGGAGGAACCATGAGCAGCAGGAACCCCGGCAACATCCCACGTCCCGCGTCGGTTGAGGACTGCTACAGCCCGGCGTTCACCGCTGGTCCTCCCGGGCCGATCGGCCCGACTGGTGCGAAGGGCGACTTCGGCCCGACGGGTCCGACTGGGCCGTGTGGCCCGATCGGTCCGACGGGACCGTTCGGTGGTCCGACCGGCCCGACCGGTGAGGCTGGGCCGTTGGGGCCGACTGGCCCGACGGGGCAGCAGGGGTTGCAGGGCTGGCAGGGTCCGGTCGGCCCGAAGGGTGACAAGGGTGACCGGGGCGACCGAGGACTTGACGGTCCGACTGGTCCGCAGGGCGTTCAGGGCGTTCAGGGCCAGCAGGGCACGGTGGGGCCGACCGGCTCGGTTGGGGCCACGGGTCCGACGGGTGCCAGTGGGGCTGCTGGGCCGACAGGGGCGTCGGGCCCGACCGGCTCGCAGGGGCCCACTGGTTCGGTTGGTCCAACGGGCCCGCAGGGTGTGGCCGGACCGACAGGGCCGAGTGGGGCGTCCGGCCCGCAGGGTGCGCAGGGTGTGACGGGGCCCACGGGTCCGCAGGGTGTGGCTGGCCCGACGGGTGCGTCTGGGCCTACCGGAGCATCTGGGGCCACTGGCCCGACGGGACCGGCTGGGGCCGACGGCAACTCGGTCACGATCAAGGGGTCGGTGGCGAACTCTGGTGCGCTGCCGCCGACCGGGAACGCCGAAGGTGACGGCTACATCACGAACAACGACGGCCACCTGTGGGTGTGGACCGGCACGGCGTGGTCCGATGTCGGCCTCGTGCGCGGCCCGACCGGCCCCACGGGCAGCGTGGGCCTCACTGGCCCGACCGGCCCGACTGGCTCTGCTGGAACCGTTGGTGCCACGGGCCCGACTGGGGCTGCCGGGGCTGCCGGTGCCACGGGCCCGACTGGGGCTTCGGGGGCCGTCGGTGCGACCGGCCCAAGCGGCGTGGCTGGTGCAGTCGGCCCGACCGGCCCGTCCGGGGCGAAGGGTGACACCGGCAACACGGGCGCCACGGGCCCGACGGGCCCTGCGGGTGCTGCGGGGCCGACCGGTCCGACTGGCGCTCAAGGGCCGCAGGGCGTGCAGGGCCAGCAGGGCGTGCAGGGCGTGCAGGGCATCCCCGGGCCTACCGAGGTGTCTACCGACCCGAACAACATGGCCACCCTCGGCGGCGACGGGCTGCTGTTCGTTCCGCTGGTCACCGGCGGCACCGGCACGGATGAGGTCATCATCCAGCCGTCGCTGCCCGACGACCCCGATCTGGAACTGTGGGTGGACCCCAGCGCCTCGGCGGGTGCCTTGTCGCTGGAGCACTCGGCGCTAGCAGCACTCGGCGCTGACGACCATCCGCAGTACCTCAACGAGGCGCGCGGCGACGCCCGGTACGTTCCGGCGGCGGGCGGCACGATGACCGGGCAGTTGTCACTCCCGGCCCCGTCTAGTGCGTCCAGCGCAGCCCGCAAGAGCGACGTGGATGCGGTGGCGAACCGCAGCGTGATCGCAGGCAACGGCCTGACCGGCGGCGGCGCGCTGACCGCTGACCGTACGATCAACGTCGGCGCCGGAACAGGCATCTCGGTGGCCGCTGATCTGGTGGCGCTGGACACCGCATTCGCTGACGCCCGGTACCTGACCCGCGACGCTGGCACCGGGAACAGCGAGGCGGTCATCTCGTCCACTGCGGCACCGTCGGGCACGCCCAGCCAAGGCGTCGGCACCGTGTGGGTCCAATACTGAGGAGGTCCCCGTGCCGGTGTCGGTGTGGAACGGCTCGTCGTGGGTGCCTGCCAAGGCGATGCCGGTGTGGAACGGCTCGTCGTGGGTGCCGGGCAAGAAGGCGAAGGTGTGGAACGGCTCGTCGTGGGTGCTCGCATGGGTGCCGCCGGTCGTCTCAGCCACCCTGTCGCTGTCCAAGACCGGGGTCAGCACGGGGGAGGCGTACAGCGTCACCCTGACCGCGCCGGGCGGCTTCCCCGAGGGTGCTGTGGTCACGTTCCGGTTCACCGGCTACTCGACCACGGTCAACCCGGCAGAGGGCGCGACGACGGCCACCATCTCTGGGGCATCGCACGCCTCGGCTGGGTCGTTCGCGTGGTACGCCGACGTGGCGACCAAGGGCGGCAACACTACGTTCGGGCCGACCACCCAGACGGCGACCGTGCCTGCACCGACACACTTCCATGAGGTCGTTCCGTCGGGGTCCGGGCGGCAGCAGATTCAGGACGCGATGGACCGCGCCTACAACTTCTTCATGGCCAATCAGACCGGCACGGCGGTGAACTTCGACAACGAGCAGACGATGGCCTGCGTCGAACTTCCGGCTGGCGCCACGTACACCCTCGACGGCCCGCTCTACGTCCGGCGCGGTGTGCGCCTGATCGGCGGCGGGTCCGGCGCGTCCCGCCCACTCATCAACGCGCAGACCGCTGACTCGATCATGTTCCGCACCGGCAACAACGGCGGCGGCGGCTACCTGTCCCCGTTCTACGACTGGCTGGTGCAGAACATCCGGCTGAACTGCTCGGGCTGGACGGGCGGGTTCTCCATCTCGCACTGCAAGCGGTTCCGCATCAAGGGCTGCGACTTCACCGGGCTCGGCGGCAAGAAGCACTACGTCGAGATCAACTCCTCCGGCGGGCCTCGGGCGGACGGCACGTTCAACGTGGAGGTGCTGAACTGCTACTTTACGATGCCGAACGGCTCATCGAACCCGAACAAGCCGCGTCGCACCGAGGACGAGTGCGTGCAGGCTGACTACTCGTGGACAGCCTCAGCGTCGGACGTGGCCAACGACGGCACGATGGCGAACAACATCCTCGTGGACGGCTGCACGTTCTACCGGGTGCCCCGGGGCGTCGGCAGCCACCACTACGAGGATGGTGTTGGTGGCGAGGCCCCTCCGCTGGGCATCCACGCCAACATCGTCGTCCAGAACTGCACTTTCCAAGAGGTCAACCCGACCACCTACGGAGATGGGGCGAACGGGTCCGGGTCCGAGGGTGCGGTGAGGGCGTACTTCTGGTCCAACGTGCACATCCTGAGCAACACGTTCATCGACTGCCTCCAGCCGATCAACCTCTACATCCAAGCCGAAGCCTCGACGCGCAACGGGGAGCCGCGCTACACCCGGATCGCGGGCAACGTCATCCGCAACAAGACCTCGACCCGTCCCGGGATCAACGCCACCTCGGCGCACCCGACGCTGCGTTTCGAGCAGGTGCTCGTGGAGTACAACAACGTGGACGGGACGTGGGGCGGCACGGACTACTTCGTGGCGATCGAGGACACCGGTACGGAGACGCTGCCCGCGTCGGCTGACACGGTGGTGATCCGCAACAACCTGTTCGCTCCGTCGAACCTGACTGTTGCTGAGGAGAAGGCGTACAACAAGTACCGGGCGAAGGGCTCAAACAACGCGGGCGGCGTGCTGATCTACGACAACACCGTCAGCGACGGCGCTGTGGACAACTCGTAGGGGAGGATGGCGCCATGAGCCTGCTGATGGTGACGGTGTTCGACCGGTACCTGCGTGCCGACGGGACGCCGCACACCGGCAGTGTCGCGTTCACCCCGCTCACGACGGCGCCGAACATGAACGCGCCGGGCACGGTCACCGAGACTCCGGTGGAGGCCCCGCTCGATGCGGACGGGTCGTTCAGCGCGGAGTTGATCGACTCGTTCGACCCGGGCTGGATGGTCGATGGCCCGGTGATCTACAAGGTGCGGGTCCGCCTCGATGGGGTGGACCTGACGTACCGGGCGATCTTCACCGGGTCGGAGCCGATCCGGCTGTCCGACGTGCTGCCGACGGACTGCATCCCCGGGCCGATCATCCCGGTGCCGGGCGCTCAGGGCCCGACGGGTCCGACGGGTGAGGCTGGGCCGACTGGGCCTCTGGGGCCGACCGGCCCGGCGGGGATCGCGGGCCCGACGGGTGCTCAGGGTCCGACTGGGATGCAGGGCCCGGCTGGCGCGTTGGGCCCGACCGGTGCTCAGGGTAGCGCCGGGCCGACCGGACCAACCGGGACATCGGGGGCCACAGGTCCGACGGGTGCATCCGGGTCGTCGGGACCGGCTGGCCCGACTGGGCCGACTGGCGTGCAGGGGCCTGCTGGCTCTGCTGGTCCGCAGGGGCCTGCTGGCCCGACCGGTGCGACCGGGGCCACGGGCGCTACCGGCGCGGCTTCGACGGTACCCGGCCCGACAGGCCCGACAGGTGCCACAGGTCAGCGCGGTGCGACCGGCTCCACTGGTGCGTCGGGCCCGACCGGCCCGACTGGGGCATCAGGCCCGCAGGGTGTGCAGGGCGTCCAAGGTCCGACTGGGCCGCAGGGAGTCGCTGGCCCGACGGGGCCACAGGGGGTGGCCGGTCCGACCGGCCCAACCGGCGCGCAGGGTGTCGTCGGCCCGACTGGTCCCACCGGCGGGCAGGGTGTCGCTGGCCCTACCGGCCCGACTGGGGCGCAGGGTGTGCAGGGTGTGCAGGGTCCGACCGGCGCTGCTGGTCCGACGGGTCCGACGGGCGCACTGGGTCCGACAGGCCCGACTGGGGCATCGGGTCCGACTGGAGCGGCTTCGACGGTACCCGGTCCGACCGGTCCGACTGGTGCGACGGGCTCGCCGGGCACGGGCGTCACGATCAAGGGCTCGGTGGACGACTCCGGCCAACTTCCCACGGTGGGAAATGCGACCGGCGACGGGTACATCACCACGGACACCGGCCATCTGTGGACGTGGGACGGTGACTCGTGGGTGGACGCGGGCCCGATCGTCGGCCCCACCGGCCCGACTGGTGCGACGGGTCTGACGGGGGCGACTGGGCCTACCGGGGCTCAGGGCCCGCAGGGCTCGCAGGGCGTGCAGGGCGTCACCGGTCCGACGGGTCCGCAGGGGCTCCAAGGTGTGATCGGCCCCACTGGTCCGCAGGGCGTTGCGGGGCCCACGGGTCCGACCGGGACTGGGGGTGCTGCTGGTGCCACCGGCCCGACCGGTCCATCGGGGGCTGTCGGTGCCACTGGTCCGACCGGGGCTCAGGGAGGTGTCGGCCCGACTGGCCCGACTGGGGCGTCCGGCAGCGTCGGTCCCACCGGCCCGCAGGGGGTCGCAGGTCCGACTGGTCCGACGGGCGCATCGGGTGCGGCTGGGTCGATCGGTCCTACCGGCCCGACGGGTGCGTCTGGCACGGCTGGTGCGACGGGATCGACCGGACCGACTGGGCCCACGGGCGCGCAGGGCATTCAGGGGGTGGCCGGGCCGACCGGGCCGCAGGGCTCCATCGGCCCAACGGGACCACAGGGCGTGCAGGGCGTCATCGGCCCCACCGGTGCCACGGGAGCAGCGTCCACGGTGCCCGGCCCCACCGGGCCGACTGGGGCCAGCGGCACGGCTGGTGCTACGGGTGCCACGGGTCCGACCGGCGCGTCTGGCCCGCAGGGCATTCAGGGTCCGACTGGGCCGCAGGGTGTGCAGGGCATTCAGGGCAACACCGGTGCCACTGGCCCGACGGGTGCGAGCGGGACGGCGGGTGCCACAGGCGCCACTGGGCCGACGGGTGCGGTAGGCCCGACCGGGCCGCAGGGCATTCAGGGTGTCGCTGGTCCCACAGGTGCGCAGGGCACCGTTGGTCCGACCGGTCCGACAGGGGCGTCAGGAACAGCGGGCTCGACGGGTGCGACTGGTCCCACCGGCGCATCCGGCCCGACGGGACCGGCTGGTTCCATCGGGCCCACTGGCGCGTCTGGAACGGCGGGCCCGACAGGCCCCACGGGGGCCTCTGGTGCCACGGGGCCGACAGGCGCATCTGGCACTGCTGGCACAGTGGGTCCGACTGGGCCAACTGGGGAGCCCGGCCCGACGGTGGTGTCCACGGACCCGAACAACGCGGCCACCATCGGTGGTGACGGATTCATCTACGTCGATGCGTCCGGCATGGGCGGCGGCACCGGGGACCACGGGGAACTGACCGGGCTGGCTGACGACGACCACCTCCAGTACCCGCTGATGTTCGCGCAGCCGGACACCCCGTCGCTGCCGGTGCCGGTCAGCGAGCGGACCGCGCTGTGGTGGGACACCGACGACGACCCGGTGGGCACCGGCCCGCAGGGCCCGATCGGCCCGACCGGTCCCACTGGCCCGCAGGGGGTTGTCGGCCCGACAGGACCGACCGGCCCACAGGGCATCCAAGGCATCCAAGGCATTCAGGGCATCCAAGGTGTGCAGGGACCGACCGGCCCCACGGGCCCGCAGGGCATCCAAGGGCCGACTGGGCCTACCGGGCCGCAAGGTGTCATCGGGCCGACCGGACCGACCGGGCCCCTTGGTCCGACCGGCCCCACGGGACCGACCGGGCCTACTGGTCCGACGGGCAACGCGAACGTCATCATCTCGGCCACCCGCCCGGCGTCTGCCGATCCGGGCACGATCTGGGTGCCGAGCACCTGATATGCCTGTCGCCCGGTTCCGCGCCTCGACGTTCACCGCGCCCGACTTCGCCAGCACTGCGCTCGCGGTGGACGCCGGGTCCGGCACGTACGCGACGTGGACGAACGCCGCCCGGCGCGGGGAGACGATCTCGACGTTCGGCGGGTTCGACTTCTCCGCGATCCCGGGCGCATCCACGATCAACTCGGTGACCGCATTCCTGCGGCACTACGAGTCATCCACTGGCGACATGAACACCGTCACCGTGGACGGCTCCGGCGTGACGACGGTGACAGCCGCAACGGAGCACAGCGTCGCTCTGGCGGCGGCGCTGCCGACCACGGTGGAAGTCGTGCACCTGCGCGGCAACAACACGCGCTCGACCACCTGCTACGTGGACTACCTTGACATCGAGGTGGACTACACGCTGCCACCGGAAGCGGCAGCGTGGAACGGCACGGCGTGGGTCACTCCCGAGGTGTGGAACGGCACGCACTGGGTGGTCCCCGAGGTGTGGAACGGCACGCGCTGGGTTCCGCTAGGAGGTTTCTGATGGGTGTGCTCAAGGTCTGGGATGAGGTGACCCAGCAGTACGTGCCGGTCATCGGCGCGCAAGGCCCGACCGGGCCAACGGGTCCGCAGGGGATCGTCGGCCCCACTGGTCCGACTGGTCCGCAGGGCGTCACCGGCCCCACCGGTCCGCAAGGCATCCAAGGGCCGACCGGCCCTACTGGGCCGCAGGGCATCCAAGGTGTTCAGGGTGTAACTGGGCCGACCGGTGCGACTGGCGCCACTGGCCCCACCGGACCGACCGGACCGGGTGTCACGTTGTCGGCCACGGCAGGAGCAATGCTGACACCGGACATCGCCGGGGCGGCTGGAGTGGGCACCACAGCGGCTCGCGCCGATCACGTCCACAACGTGCCTGCGGCGACGCCCGTGGCACTTGGAGCAGCCGCAGCCGAAGGGACCTCCGCGAACTTCGCGCGCAGCGACCACATCCACCCGTACCCGACGGCAGTGAACGTCGGCGCCGACCCGGCTGGGTCAGCAACGGCAGCACGCAACGACGCCTACTCCTACACCGATGGGCAGTTGGCAGGCCACGAGGCGGCGGCGGACCCTCACCCGCAATACCTCACCGCAGCAGAGGCCGCCGCGCTCAAGGAGGTGGAGGTCGGAACCACGGCACCGACTGATCCGTCAGTGCTGCTGTGGATTGATGAGGGGAGCAACTACCCCTGATGGCTGTCCTCAAGTACCGGCGGTCGTCCGATGGGGCGATCACGCTGCAACCTCTCAAGGGGCCGACCGGCCCAACTGGTCCACAGGGGACTGCCGGTGGCACCGGCCCGACCGGCCCGACCGGCCCGGGAGGGGCGACTGGGCTCACCGGATCAGTCGGCCCTACGGGACCGACGGGCCTCACCGGTGACAAGGGCGCGACGGGCAACACCGGGGCCCAAGGACCGCAGGGCGCTCAGGGTGCGCAGGGTCCGGGCGGGGCTGCTGGCGCTCCTGCTGGCATCACGTTCCGGCGCGGTGAGGCGTACATCGTCCCGGTGGCCAACACTCCCACCGGTGTCGGCATCTCCTACTCCGGGTTCACCCAGAACCCGACGGTGTTTGCGTGTGCGCGCACGACGGTTCCCGGGACTGTCACATCATGCGGGGCGTACACCGGCCCGAGCACGACCAGTTCAGCGGTGAACGTGTTTCGGTCGAACACCACCGGCACGTACGTGCAGTGGATCGCTGTCGGCGTGGGAAGCCCGAGCACCCAATGAGCGTCGTGCGCTACAGGCGCTCATCGGATGGGGCGTGGACCCTGCTGGACCTTCCCTCTGGGCCGACCGGGCCGCAGGGGAACGCGGGCTCCGTCGGCCCCACTGGGCCCACTGGGCCGACGGGCAACACCGGGACGACGGGCGCGACGGGACCGACCGGGCCGCAGGGAGCGAAGGGCCTCACCGGCGACAAGGGTGCTACGGGCGCTCAGGGCATTCAGGGTCCACAGGGGCCACAGGGTGCCGTCGGCCCTGACGGTGACCCGACTTCGGGGGGCTACGGATCGCTGCGGTGGCGCATCGCGTGGGGCACGGTGTTCGTCAATGCTGCTGCCAGCACTCACACGGCGTGGTCGGCAGGGTACGGGTTCTCGTACACCGGCGGCCTGACTGCGATCTGCACCGGGGTGAAGAACAACTGGGGCGCTACGACGGCGGGCGCTGGCATCACCGCGCAGAACGCAGGCGATGTGCAGGGTGTGGTCTACAACAAGGGCAGCGCTGACACCTGCTACGTGGCGTGGATGTCGTGGGGGTACTGGTGACATGGCTGTCTTGAAGCGACGCACAGGGCCGGACACGTGGGAGGTCGTTGGCCTGCGTGGCCCGACTGGCCCGGCTGGTCCAGCGGGCAACACTGGGGCGCAGGGGCCGACTGGTCCTAAGGGTGCCACGGGTGGAACGGGGCTGGTCGGCCCTACCGGTCCTACTGGTCCGCAGGGCGCCAAGGGCGCGGTCGGCAACACCGGCGCGCAGGGTGCGCAGGGCATTCAGGGCGCTGGCGGGGCACAGGGCCCGAAGGGCCCTAACCACTACTGGCAGATCAGGGCTGGCTCGCCGACGATCACCCCGGTCGCCAACACGAACACGGCACTGACGGTGGCGTACTCCGCAGCATTCAGGGTGGTGCCGACGGTGGTCGTGTCGGCGCGATCGTCAGTGATCGGGACCACTGTGCGCAACGTGTCCGTGAACACACCGACTGCGGCTGATGTCACCATCTACGTCTACCGTACGAACACGACCGCAACGGTCGTGGACTACTTCGCCGTCGGTGAGCGATGAGGAGAGTGCAGTGACAGGTCCATTCATGGTAGGCCAGCGCGTGCGAGTGCACTGGGCTGGGGACGATTCGGTGCTGGAGGGCAACCTCAATGCACTGGAGTTCGAGAGCAAGGACGACCTCATCATCGGGTGGGGCAACCAGATGGTGCACTTCTGGGACGGCAAGGAGGGCACGATGACCTACATCTTCGCCCTGCCGGACGTGACCATCGAGATCGTGAGTGAGCCGTGACGGCGGCGTTTCCCACGGTGGGAACTCGGCCCGGCCCGGACTGGTTCACCGGTGGGTACGCGGAGGCCGCGTTCCGCAGGCACCTGCTGCCGCTGGCCGGGCAGCCGTTGCAGTTCCTCCAGATCGGCGCGTACTGCGGCGACGCAAGCGTGTGGATGCTGGAGAACGTGCTGACCGAGCCCGGCGGCTGGCTGGTGGACGTGGACACATGGGTGGGGTCCGCTGAGATCGACCACGAGTCGATCGACTTCGGCGAGGTCAACCAGTTCTACCTCGACCGGATCAAGCAGTACACCCGGGTGGGCAAGTTCACCGGCACGTCGGACGAATACTTCGCCATGGCCCCGGCGCCGTTCGATTTCATCTACGTGGACGGCGCGCACACCTCGGAGCAGGTGCTCCGCGACGCGGTGAACGCCGACCGGTACCTCAAGGTCGGTGGGCTGATCGCGTTCGATGACTACGCGTGGGGTGGCGGCGCGCGCGACGTGCCGAAGCCAGCGATCGACGCGTTCCTGCGGTGCTACGAGCAGCGCTACTCGGTGCTGGAGATCGACCTACAGGTCTGGGCAAGGAAGGTCCGATGAAGGTCGCGGTCAGCACCATCATGAAGGACGAGCCACCGGAGTTCATCGAGCGGTGGGCCAAGAGCGCACTCGACGCGAACCTGCTGATGCTGGTGGACACCGGGTCCACGAACGACGCGGTTGAGTGCGCCCGCGACCTCGGGGTGGTCGTGTCGCAGATCGCGGTGCGCCCGTGGCGGTTTGATGTGGCCCGGAACGCGGCGCTGGCGATGCTGCCGGAGGACATCGACCTCGTGGTCAAGGTGGACGTGGACGAGGTGCTGCTGCCGGGCTGGCGGGACGTGATCGAGGACGCGCCACCGGCGGACCGGTACTCCTACGAGTACATCTGGAACCACACCCCGGATGGCAAGCCGGACGTGGTGTTCGCAGCCGACCACACGCACACCCGGTTCAACTGGCAGTGGCGGCACCCGGTCCACGAGGCGCTGCACTACACCGGGGACAACCACCCGGTGACCGTTCACCTGCCGTTCACGATCGAGCATCTGGCCGACGACACGAAGCCCCGCTCGCAGTATCTCCCACTGCTGGCGCAGGCTGTCGCGGAGGCCCCGGACGACGATCGGATGGCGCACTACTACGCCCGCGAGTTGTTCTTCCGTGGCGACTGGGCCGGGGCGCGTGCCGAGTTCGTCCGGCACCTGTCGCTGCCGACTGCGGTGTGGGCAGCGGAGCGGGCGCAGTCCTACCGGTATCTGGCCAAGATGGACGACTACCCGGAGCGGTGGCTGCTCAAGGCGGCTGCCGAGGACCCGGGGCGCCGCGAGGTGTGGGTTGACCTCGCCGATCACTGGCTGGGCCATGACCAGAAGGAGCAGGCCGCCGGGTACGCGGCTCGCGCGCTGATGATTCGTGGTCGCACCGGGGACTACATGAGCGAATCCCACGCGTGGGATGACGAGCGGTTGCGTCTGATCGCGGGAGGATGACCTCATGGCCCGCCTGTACCACCGCGACCCGGGAACCGGGAACTGGGTGCCGTTGAACTACATGGGCCCGACCGGGCCTGCGGGTCCGACTGGTCCGACGGGCGCGAGTGGCGCGACGGGCGCAAGTGGCGCGATCGGCCCTACCGGTGCTCAAGGTGCGCAGGGTGCGACTGGACCGACCGGGCCGCAGGGAACGAAGGGGCTGCTCGGCCCGACTGGTCCGGCTGGGGCCACGGGTCCGACCGGCCCACAGGGCATCAAGGGCGTGACGGGTCCGGGTGGCATTCAGGGGACACCGGGACCGCAGGGCATTCAGGGTCCATACGGCGACGCCCATGACCGCTGGCGCATGGTCCGTGGCCGCACTGCGGTGCCGGGCAACAGCGGGTCGCCGTCAACACCGGTTGGCGTCGGGTTCGGGATCACTTACAACGCGACCCCGTTCCCGATCTGCACCGGGTCGTCGTCGGTGATGGGCTCCACCGTGAAGGGCGCTGGGGTGGACGATGTGACGACTACTGCGATCTGGGTCACGGTGACGCGGACGAACACCACGAACACCTACGTGGACTGGGCCGTCTGGGGCACGGTCTACTGATGGGAGGGTGAGCCATGCCGCTGCTGTACTACCGTGACCCGACCACGAAGGCGTGGGTGCCGCTGTCTGACCCCGGCCCTGTCGGCCCCACTGGTCCTACCGGCGCTCAAGGGCTGCTCGGCCCGACCGGGCTGCTCGGCCCCACAGGACCGACCGGTCTGGCCGGTCTGCTCGGCGCGCTCGGTCCGACCGGTCTGGCGGGTCTGCTCGGCGACACCGGGCCCACGGGACCTCGTGGGCCCACCGGCCCTCAAGGTCCGCAGGGCGTGCAAGGCGCACAAGGTACGCAGGGAGCGCAGGGAGCGCAGGGGGCGCAGGGCGCAGCGGGTTTGCCCGGTCAGCCGGTTGGGCTGATCGTCCGATTCGGGTACGTGATCGTCAACCCGGTGGCGAGCACCCCGACAGCAACAGCGATCGCGTTCGGGAACTACTACGGCGTGGGGTCGTTCACCCAGCCGCCGACGGTCCTTGTCGCGGCGAACACCACCGTGCCCGGGACTGTCCGTGCCGTCGGTTCGGACGCGATCACCGCATCCGGGTGCAACCTGATGATCTACCGGACGACGACGACGGCCACCGGTCTGCACTTCATTGCGATTGGGGTCTGACATGGGCAGGATGTACTTCCAAGACCCGGCGGACCAGCAGTGGAAGTTGGTCCCGCTGATCGGCCCCGCCGGACCGACCGGTCCCGCTGGACCGCTTGGGCTCACCGGCCTGATCGGCCCCACCGGGCAGACGGGCGCGACCGGCCCACAGGGTGTCAGCGGAGGGGTCGGCCCCACCGGCCCCACCGGTCCGCAAGGGGCGCGGGGCGCGACTGGGCCGCAAGGTCTGATCGGCCCCACCGGTGCGCAGGGCGGTCAGGGAACGCAGGGCGCGCAGGGCGTTCAGGGAACGCAGGGCGCACAGGGGCCACAAGGCCCGGCAGGGGCGAACCACCCAGTCATCTTCCGGGTCGGCGGCTCATGGGTGTACCCGACGGCGAACGCGAACTCACAGGGCGCGTGGACGGCGTTCTCGACGGCGTACGGCTCGGTTCCGCAGTGCGTGGTGTCGATGCGTTCCGGGGTGCCGGGCGACACATGGGTCAGCGTGTCGCACACCGGCCTGACGGCTGCCGGGTTCTACCCGGTGGTCTACCGTACGAACACGACCGGCTGCTACGTGGACTTCATGGCTACCGGGGTGCGCCCAGCGACGAGAATGGCCGAGGAGCGGGCGCGCTGGAGCGATCTCAGCCAGCACGTGTTCTTCGTTCAGGTGCCGGAGGTGCCGGACGGCCACGTCCTGATCGAGGCGGTGTCGCACGACGTGGACTTGGACACGGGACTGCTCCGGTTCTTCGATGTGTCGGGAGCGCTGGTGGACGAACTCCCCGGTGGAGAATGGACCAGCGTCCAGAAGGAATACCTCATTGGCGGACGGACAACCCTGTAGGAGGGGCTGTGGGACGACTTGCAGACGGCAGCGGCCACGCGTTCGGCGTGGTCCTTCCCAACAGGGGCGAGCGACTTGCCGACGGCCAAGAGGTCATCGACGTGGTGGTGGCGACCGGATGGGCGCAGTACGCAGACGAGGACGGCGGGGTCCACCTCGTGCTGTCGGACCCGGATGCGAACATCGTGGCCCGCTACGCCCCCGGCGAGTGGGTCGATGTGCTGAACGAACTGCCCGGCCTTGACGAGGAGCCCGAGGAGTCCTGATGGCTCGGATCAGTCTCGGGCCGGAGCGGCGCCGCGACGGCTACGACGTGGCCTACGTGGCGGTCATCATGATCGGCGTGTTCCTGTCGTGCGTGATCCTTGCGCTCGGGTTGGACTTGGCGCTGAACGGGCAGACGGCGATCAGCGACAACGGCCAACTGGTGATCGTCGCCGGGATGGGCACGATCGGCAGCATCGCTGGTGGTGCGCTGGGCTACTGGGCCGGAGCGACGACGGCGAAGTCAGGTGGACTCGATGACGAGGACAGGCCGACGGTCAGTGCGGATGAGTCGCTGGAGGACGAAGGGGCGTGACAGCGCAGTGAAGATGAGCAGCGCGTGGAAGCGGCTCGGCCCGCTCGCGGCTGCGGTGTTCCTGCTGATCGGCGCCGGTGTCCAACTGAGGCTCGCCGGTGGCGACGCATCCAGCGCCAACTCGTCATTCGCGGTGATGCTGGTTGCTGCCGGGTTCGTGGTGCTCGGGTCATGGCTGACGATTGAGGTGTGGCACCACCACGACACGAACCGGCAACCGCTGGGACTGGTAGACGAGGTGACGGTCGTGACGCAGGAAGTCACGGGCGGCGACCCCGCGAGAGAAGGAGACTGACATGGGCTGGCCCGTTCCGAACCAGTACGACCTGTCCACCCACTACGGCAAGCGCGGGTCGTCGTGGTCGTGCAACAAGGACTCATCCGGCAAGGGTGTGCACACGGGTGCGGACTTCGCCTGCCCGGTGGGCACCCCGGTGTACGCGACGATCGCGGGCACGGTCCGCCACCGCAACTACGGGTCGGCGTTCGGCAACCATCAGGTCGCCATCAGCCCGTCGAAGGGCCAGCCGTACGCCGATGGCGAGGTGTTCTACGCGCACATGCGCAGCCGGGTCGCTGACGGAACCGAGGTGAAGCCGGGAGACAAGATCGGCGAGGTGGGCACCGAGGGCAACGTGACCGGCCCGCACCTGCACTACGAGTTCCATCCCAAGACGAAGGGCTCGTGGAACTGCAACGTGCACGCGGACCCGGGCCCGACGCTGGCGGGCAACATCGTGCCGGGGAAGGTGTACCTGTCGAAGTTGGTCTACGGGCAGAAGGACTCCGACAGCGTGTCCCGGTTGCAGGAATCGCTCAACGCGCATCCGCTGGCCGGTGGGGCGAACCTGCCTGTGACGGGCAACTACGGTGACCAGACCGATGCTGAGGTGCGCAAGTGCCAGCAGCAGCACGGGTTCGGCAACGACCCGGCCAAGGGGTCGAGTGTGGGCCCGAAGCAGGCCGAGCACCTGTTCGCTGGCACCGGCAACACGATCGTCAACGACCTCCCGCAAGAGCCCACCGATCCCGAGGAGCCCCCGGTGTCCAGCAAGCGCTTCATCTACAAGTTCAGCGGCAAGCCGTCCAACACACAGGCGATCGGCACCTCGTACGGGGTGGTGGACCTGTCGTCGTTCACTCCTCCGGGTGACGGGTTCCTGCTGTCGATGCTGTACCTGAACGCGGCGCACTCGTTCAAGTCCGGGGTGAACGAGGCTGGGTTCCGGGTGCGGTCGGTGCGCGAGGCGTACAAGGGCAAGGAGGTGGACTACTCCGGGTACGGTGACTTCACCCCGAACCGGAACCTGACGAAGCCGGGTGAGTTCGTCCTGACGCACCTGTGGTTCGAGATGTGCGAGGCGGGCCGTCCGATCCACTGGGAGGTGGACCGCGCGTCGGCGTTCGCGTCGTTCACGCTGGGCACCCGGTACACGAAGTGGCTGTGGATCAGCGCGGATGTGTTCGCGGCGATGAACCGGGCACTGGGGTCGCCGGAGGCGGTCGCGGAGGCGCTGCGGGCGTTCTTCGACCACGGCGATGACGAGTGCGAGATCGCGCTGTAGCCATGATGGTCCGGGTGCTGGCGGCAGCGGTGGTGGCCGTGATGTGGACTGTGGTGCGCATCATGGACTGGATGGACCCGGAGGAGTACGACGACGAGGCCGAGGAGGCTGACTGGCCTGAGCCGGACTTCGCGCCGGACTCTGATGAGGAATGACCGACCAGAACCGCTCGGTGGTGAGTACGATCAGCACGAGCGCCAACCCACAGGAGGACCGCATGGCCACTCGCACCAAGACCACCGTATCTGAGCCGGAGTTCGTGGACCTCGATGGGGACGGCGACGCTGACGCCGTGGTGACCCGTCGCAAGACGGTGACCAAGACCGTCGTCGAGGAGGAGGACATCGTGCTCCTGCCCGAGGAGCAGGAGACGCCCGATCCGTCTGGCGGTGGCACGCCGCGTGCCGCTGGCGACCCGGGTGAGTGCGGATCGAATCCGTGCCTCCAGCGCACCGCGCTGACCTTCACCGAGGGTGGCACCGGTCTGACCCTGATCGCCACCCCGTCATGGAAGGGCAACATCGCGTGGGACTTCGGTGACGGCTCGGCGGTCGTCGTCGGTCGCGGGCCGGTGGAGCACGAGTACGACGTGGCTGGGCCGTACACGGTCAAGGCCACTCCGCTGCACTCGGCGTGCCTCAAGGCTGGTTCCGCGACTGTCACGGTTGCGTGATGGGCGCTACTTCCCACCGTGGGTTTCCCTACCCGGAGCCCGCTGACCTGATGAAGCCGCGCGTGGACATCACCGAACTCGCGCAAGACCTCGACGCGAAGTTGCCGAAGATCACCTACAGCACCGGCGCGGCGCCGACGACCAACGTGCGGGACGGCGACATCCACCTCCAGTACGTCTGAGCGAGAGGTCTGACCCGTGGCTTGGAAGGTCCGCGACGGCGGCGCGTGGCACGACGTGAATCACCCGACCGTGGTGGTTGATGGCGAGTCGCGCACCGTCGTCCGTGGGCTGGTCCGGGTCGGTGGGGCGTGGCGCCGGTTCTACCCGGACTCGGAGATCACCTCGACTGCGATCACTGGCGGTCTGACTGGCACCGTTGAGGTGGGGGTGGCCAAGACGGTCACCGGCACTGTGACTGCGGTCAGCGGCTCGATCTCGGGTGGCACGGTCACGGTGTTCCAGCGTCAGAACGCGTCGTCGCCGTGGGTGGCGGTGGGTACGGCCACCCCCACCACCGGCGCGATCGCCACATGGTCGGCCTCGGTCACCCCGTCGCTGTGCAGCGCCACGGAGTTCAAGGCGGTGTACTCGGGGACGGCCACCTACGAGGGGTCGGAGTCGGCGCCGCAGGCGGTGCAGGTCATCGTCCGGGCTCCGGCCAAGCCGAGCGGGACAGCGATCGGGACGACGACGGCGAGCCTGTCGTGGACTGCGGTGCCGGGCGCCACGGGCTACAAGGTCTACCGGAACGGGGCACTGGTCGCCACGCAGGCGGGCACCACGATCAGCCAGTCCGGGCTGACCCCGAACACGGACTACTCGTGGACGGTGGTGGCCACGAACGGGGCGTGCGAGTCGGCGGCGTCCCCGGCAAAGACCGGCAAGACGGGGCAGGACGCGGTGGTGGACTCCGGGTCGGCCACGATCGAGGTCCGCCCGCAGGCGACGAACTCCTACCGGCCCGACGTGGGCTGGGGGTACATCGGGGAGAATGTCGGGCAGGGCTACTACTCGGACTCGGGCCGGAACTACACCGGCGTGCTGGACTACGGCGGTCAGGCCGCATTGCAGGCTGCGGTGATCGCGGCGCTTGGTGCGAACGGGGCCACCCGGTTCGCCAACATGACGGTCAGCGATGCCCGGGTGTACCTCCAGAAGCGCACCGGTGTCGGGTCCGCTGGGTCCATCACGATCTCGTTCTTCAACAGCCCGGCGGTGGCCGGGTCCGGCGGCGCCCCGGCGCGCAACGGGACGAAGGTCGATCAGGCGTCGGCGGCGTCCGGCGCTGGGTCGTGGGAGTCGATCGGGGTGGCGCACTGGCAGGCGCTCAAGGACGGGACTGCGCGGTCGATCGTGCTCTACAACGCGACGACGACGAACTACGCCCAGTTCGACGGCAAGAGCAGTGCGGCGAACCGGTGCAACCTGCAACTGGACTGCTCGTGGAACTACCAACTGACCACGGCGGTCACGCCTACGTGGACGAACTAGGAGGCCGACATGGCATGTGGCTGCGACTCCAAGATGGGCTGCGAGTGCATGTTGCTCGGCGGCGACGGCATCACCGTCACCGGCATCGGCACGGCTGGCGACCCGTTCATCATCACGAACTCCCGGCAGCAGTTGGGCGTGCAGGACACCCCGTCGCTGGACCTGAGCGTGGTTGGAAGCCTCATCACCGGCAAGGTCCAGTTGGCGCCGGTGCTCAAGGTGGCCGACACATCGACGGTGGACCTGACGCTGGCTGGTGGCGGCACGGAGGCGGTGCCGTTCACCCTGTCGGCGGCGATGAAGGGCGTGGTGCTTGACGGCGGTGCGACGGGCAACGTCCTGACGCAGAAGCCGGACGGGACGTGGGGTCCGGGCCCGGCGACGCAGGCCCCGCTCGGCGCGGTGGCCACCGCCAATGGGGTGAAGGGCGATGGGTCCGGCGGTGACCCGGTGCGGATCAGCGCCCGCACCTACGCCGAGTGGGAAGCGATCGTGGACGCCGCTGTGTTCTGATTCCCACGGTGGGAAGTGGTGCGGCCCGGCGCCGTCACCTTGGTCGTCGTGGGGCACCGTCTCGATGCCGGTTCCACTGTCGCAGCATGTGGCTTGCTGCGACCCGGGCCTCGCCGGAGGTACGCGTCCCTCCGACTGGTCTACTCCCCGGCGAAGTCCTCGCGGAAGGCTGCGTGCATCAGCACGCTGGCCAGCGCGAGGGTCATCGGTCCGGGCCCCATGATGGCCGGTTCGTCCAGCGGCTCCAGAAGGGGCTGACTGAACGACTGGCCGTACGGGGCGTCGTCCATCTCCATGATGATGACGACCACGATCTCGCGGACGCCCTCATCACCGGCGACGTACCGGGCTTGCAGGTCGCCGTGCTCGACTTCCTCCCACGGCTTGACGTTGCCGGTGAACGACGGCGCCACGAGCGCCCCCCACTGGCACTCGCCCCTGATCGCGCCCTTCTCCATGAGGGTGTGGATGGAGTCCTCCATGAACTCCTCCAGCCCGCGCTCCTCGGTGGGCTGGAACGCGGTGGCCGCGACCCCGCCCTCGATCGGGAGCACGAGGACGACGGCCTCGTTCTCGATGGCCGTGCACACGCTGGACCAGACGCTCAGGGCGTCTCGGTGCGATGGGGTGGGGGTGCCCATCAGAACGGCGGCTCGTCGGGGAACTGGCTGCCCTGACTGGCCCACGGGTCGGCCTTGGGCTGCTGGCGCTGCCCGCCCTGCTGGCGGTTGTCGTTGCGGGTGATCTTGGCCGACGCCCACTTGAGCGAGGGGCCGACCTCCTCCACGTCGCACTCCACGGATGTGCCCTTGCCCTTGTCCGTCTCGTACTGGCGGACCTTGAGGGTGCCGGTGACGACGACGCGCTGCCCCTTGGCCAGCGACTCGGCCACGTTCTCGGCCATCTCCCGCCACACGGAGCAGCGGATGAACGTGGTGTCGCCCTCGGCCCACTCGTTCTTTGCCTTGTCGAAGAACCGGGCCGTCGAGGCGACGGTGAAGTTTGCCACGGCCTGCCCGCTGGGGGTGAACCGCAGTTCCGGGTCGGCGGTGAGGTTGCCGATGATCGTGATTGCTGGCGCTCCTGTTGCCATTGCTGTGCTCTCTCTCTGGTTAGGTGCCTTGCTGGCCCGCCGGGACGATCCCGTGCTTGGTGGCCATGTGCTCCCGCATCTTCGTGGTGTCCACGGCGACGCGGGCTTCGACGGCTGGTTCGCCGCGAATCTTGGGGCCCTGCTTGACGGTGACGGCGAGGCTGATCTTCGCCTTGCACTCAGGGCAGTACGTGTTCCACGCAGGGACCTTAGCCATCGCTGTCCTGCCGCTTGTCCCACTCCCTCTTGAACTCGGTGAACGTGGGCTCGTCGGCGACGATGACCTCGGTCGGCATGGTGCGCCGGGCGATGTCCTTGAGCAGGCAGTCCGGCTTGCAGTAGACCATCCGCTCGTCGCCCCAGATGACCTCGATGAAGCCGTGGGCCTCGGGCTCCAGCGACCATGTGTCACAGCCGTCAGCCTCGCAGGCGGACGCGTTGCGGCTAATCGGCTCGGGGTACCTCATGCTGGTCCTCACTGGGTTGGTCCTGCGTAGATGTGCCAGACGAACTGCCCCATCTGGACGGTGCCGATGAAGTCGGAGTCGGAAGGCGCGTTCAGCGGGTTGCCTGTTCCGGCGACGTGGATCACGCGGCCCTCTGACGGGGCTTCGGTGTCCACTTCGGCCCACAGGGTGAGCATGTCGCGCTGGTTGTCCACGCTGAGGATGCGGGCGCCGACTGGCATCATCACCACCTGCATGTCGGTGACGTACAGCGGGTACTTGTGGATCGTTCTCATCGTCGTGTCCTTCGGGTTGTCTTGGCGGATGCCACGGCGGCGACGATCGCCGCTATCACTGCTGCTGCGTTCCCACCGGTGGGAACTGGCTCATCGCTCACTTGCGTCTCCGTTCCAGTGCGTTCGCGGCCCAGAACATGAGGACCCCGGTGAGGGCCCAGCCGAGGACGATACCGATGAGGGCAGCGATGAACTTGAGGGCTTCCATGTCAGCGCACCTTGATGACGCAGGCGCACTGCGTGGATGGCTTGCGCGGGTCTGGGTTGGACCACACGGAGCAGTAGGCGGTCTTGTTCTTCCCGCCGTTGTCGTTGTGGCTGTTGAGCGGGTGGCCGCACTCCTCGCACAGGGCCAGCGGCTCGGGGATGGGCTGGTGGCACGTCTCACACCGCTTCATCTGGTACCTCGCCGATGAGCGCGTTCAGGGTGGACATCAGATTGTGCGCGGTGGTGACGCTCAAGGCCGTCATGGAATCCACCCGGTCGTGGTGCCGGTCGTGGACGGCGGTGTCCCCGACGATCGCTCCGCAGTCGCCACACATGGGCAGCGCCCGACCGGTCTGCGCGTACAGGTAGCGGTTCGTAACTCTCTCTTGCCCGCTGGCGCGAATACGTGCGCACTCGGGACAGTCGGCCCTGTCCCGGTGCGTCGGAGTGTTCGCCCACCGGCACAGCGGATCGTGAACGGTCATATGGACCCAGTTCCCATCGTGAAGTCAGGCAGCATCGGCTTGCCGTCGCGCCTGCCCCACAGGTGCCGGGCGTAGTCGTGGATGTTGACGTGATCCGCCTCGGGGGCGAACACCTCGTAGGCGTACCCGTCGAAGAACGCCGCCCAGTGCATGTTCTTGATCTCGGCGTACGTGGGCATCCGCTCGGCGAACGCGATGCTGGCGTGGACCCACTCCGTTCCGTCGATCACGGAGCAGGTGACGATGATCTGCCCAGACTCGTGCTTGTGGCGGAACAGCCACCCGTCAGGGCCGAACGGGATCGGCGGACCCCATGTGTTGCGACCGAGGCCGCGCCGGATGGAGATGCCGTTGAGCGTCGGAGGGATCACAGGTCCACCACCTTGTCGATCACGGTGAGAATCACGAGCAAGACCATGGACCACACGGCCAGCGTGGTCCCGGCCCTGCTGCGCTGGGAGTCCTCGCTGCCCAGCGCCATGAGGAACGCGAACCCGTAGGACACGGCGAGGAACATGATGAGCGCGGTCATCGCGCCTCCACTCGCGCGATGCACAGGTCGGCCCCACCGTTGAGGCCGGTCCATGTGCCGCCGCTGTTGAGGCAGGCCAACTCGGCCTTCTGGCCGCGCTCCCCGGCGTCCTGCTGCCAGAGGAAGATCAGCGCGGCGAGAATGCTGATGACCGACACGATTCCGAACGCCCACAGGGCGGCGACGATCCGCTCGGTTCGCTGCTCTCGCACGCGCCTGTCCACGTCCTCCTTGAGCGAGGCCATCTTGTACTCGTGGTTCCGCTCCTGCTGAACCCAGTCAGCGTCGGTCACTGCTCTCCTTCCACGCGCACGTCGGCTGCGTTGCAGGACAGGTCCACCCGTTCCATGAGCATCAGCACCGCGTCGTACGGGATGACCTTGGCGGTCGCCACGACGCGCAGTTCGTGGTTCTCCTGCTGGTACAGGTAGCCCTGCTCGTCCTGCGGGACCTTGCGGGTGTGCACTCCCTGACAGGCCGCGCACTTCCAGCGCAGGTAGTAGGCGTTGAGGTATTGCATCACTGGACCCCCATCCGGCGCAGCGCCTCGGCGGTCACGTCGGGCAGCCAGTAGATGATGCTCTTGCCGACCTTCCCGATGGGCTGGGGCTGGTACCCCTGCCGACCGCGCCACGACAGGGTGCTCTTGGTGATGCCCAGCAGGGCGGCGGCGTCCACCTGCGTGACGAGCATCCCGGTGTCGAGCATCTGGATGGCCTCGTTGCGACGGGCCCGCTCGTAGATGGCGTCCTTTCCAGCGTCGAGAGTCATGACGCTGGCCTCGTGATCCGCTTCTCTACCCGCTCCACAGCCTCACCCATGGAGGCGGCGCCGGTGACCTCGATGACAGCGGTCACGGTGTACGAGGTGACGACCCGGCTGCCCTCGGCGGACCGGACGACCTCCCGCTCGGTTGCCTCGATGTGTTCGATCCGGGCGATCACGACTTCCTCCTCAACTTCTTCGGGCCCACGTCGTGCACGGTGGACAGGTTCAGGCTGCCGATGCAGCCACGGGTCCGGCAGGTTCGGGTCTGCTTGGACACGACGCGCCGCGAGTCGCACACCTCGCAGTAGTGCAGGCGACGCCCGAGCGGGTCGGGCAGCCACTTGCATTCCTCGGCGATGTGGGCGCCCCACTTCTCGCAGACGGTGCACCAGCCGTGTGTCATGGCTGCCTCGTCACGTCGTCGGGGAGCAGGTACACCGGCTTGCGCCGGAGGTCGAAGGCCACGAGATAGGCCGTGAAGTACAGGTCCGGGTAGAACTGGATCGGCTCCTCGTAGTTCCACTCGATGACCCCGTTGGACAGGGTGCGGACTCCGATGATGATGCCCTTGCGGATGTTGCCGCGCTTGCCCCACTGCGTCTTGCGCCATTCCTTGCGCACGGGCACGTTGGCGAACGCGGCCCCGCGCACCTCCTCACGGCGCAGGATGTCGCTGTAGTCGAAGTGGACTCGCTCCCCGAGCGTGACTCCGGCGGGAGTCGGCGGCGTCAGGTCGGGCATCGGCGGGGCTTCCTTGCCGGTCATGGCCCGGTACGCGTCGTTGCGCATGGTCATCACCGCGTCCCGCACCTCCTCCGGCCTCACTACCCCTCTCCTCTCCACCACGACCCTGCGCTCCTCTCGGTCCCGCACCCTTCGCATCGGACCTTGTTCCCATCGCCCTGCGGCACCCAGACGTGCGAGTGCGCGAGCGCCTGCTCCCGCATACGGCTGGCGATCTCTGCTTCCAGCACCGACATCAGGCGGTCCGACGCGGCGCGCACGTACGTCGTGGCCTGCGTGCTGTCGAACACGCCCTCGGGGCGTGGCTCCCAGCACATCGACACGGCCCCGGCGCACTCTCCGACCACCCGGTCGATCTCCTGCCGCACTTCCTCGGTGCTCACAGTTCGTCCCTCCTTGTCGCCCCACAGGAGCACAACTGGCTGGTCAGTGGTGGGATGTCCACCCACTGATGGGCGTGGGCGTGGCTGTCGCGCGGGGCGATCGGGTCCGGCTCCTGCTCACGCGGTTCGGCGGTCCGGTACTCCCGGTCCAGAGCGTTGAGCCCGCCCAGCATTTCGGCGAGGAGCAGCGCACGGTTCACGTTCAGGTGGGTTGTCCCGGTGGCGTGGAAGATCACGCTTGTGTCGGACAGCCCGGTGGTGGTGAACCGGGCGATGATCTCGCGGAACAGTTCCTCGGTGGTGGCCAGTCCCAGCAGCGGTCCGTCGCTCACGGGATCACCTGACCCTTGGCCACCGCGTCCAGCGCGCACCGGGGGTGCTTCATCCAGCACGTCGTGGTGTGTGGCTCGACCGGCCCGCGCCCCTTCATCTGCTCGCGCATGTTCGTGATGAGGTTCATCGTGCGCTGGGCCTGCTGACGGCGCCCGATGTCCACGCCCTCATGCTTGGCCGTGAGCAGGGCCCCGGGACGCTTCGTGGCGGCGTCGATGCCCTCGTCGTAGCCCTTCTGCCAGCCAGCATCGCTGCCCAGTCCGTAGCCCTGCTCGTACGCGTCGGTCATCTCCGCTGCGTACACCCACTCAGCGATCCCCAAATCGGCGCTCTGCGGCCTCGGAGCGGCTGGTTGGTCCTGAGCGCCAGCCTTGTCCTTTCCGCCAGCCACGCGCACGGGCAGGCGGAAGGAACGCCCGTTCGCGTACTCCGGGCGGACGTAGACGTGGCAACGGTCCCGCTTCTCCGTCAGGCAGACCAGCAATCCGGTGCGGTGGAGGTTGGTCAGCGCGGACGACAGGCTGCCGTGGTGGTGGATGCCCCGGTAGATGGTGCGCAGTTCCGCGATCGTCACGCCGTCCTCCCGGCACCGGGATGCGACGGACAGCACCTCGCTCTGGACGTGCACGGCCTTGCCGGACTTCGCCTCGCTGACGGCGCGGTCACGGCTGGTGGTGGTGCCGGAGTGCCCGGCGGTCGCGGTGCCGTCCGGCTCCGGGTAGGTGAGTTGCGGCTGGTCGGTCACTGGGCTCTCCGATCCTCGTCGCGCAGGCGGGCGAGATAGGTGTGGGCGTCGGCGCTCTTTGCCACCATGGCGATGACCCGCTCCCCGACGATCATGGTCGGTGGGCCGAACGCCATCGGGGAGCCGACAGCCAACTGGCTGACGAGCAGGCCGTCACCCCACACCTCGTGCACTGCGACGATGGAGTAGGTGTTGGTTCCGGTCGGGGCGCCGATGAGGCTGCCCCTGATGACGGCGTACCGGGCGCTGCTGTGTGGGGCGCTCACGCTGCCACCGCCTTCCTCTGGAGCCACTTGCGCAGGGCCTCACGGAACTGCCGCGAGTCGCTGTTGTCGTGCTTCTCGTAGAAGTGGGTGAGGAGGCCACGGCGGACCGCGACCTCCTCGTACCCCAACTGCCGGTGGTCACAGAGCGGGCAGATGCCCAGCACCGTGACGGCGCTGATGTCGATGAGCGTGCTTCTGGCGGAAGGCATCGTCTCAGTCCTCGGCGATGGTCAACTGCGACTGGCGCTGGGTGGCCAGAGCGACGAACACCTCACGGTCGAACGTGGCCGACTTCGGGGTGTTCTCCTCGCACACGTCGGCAATCCGGTTGGTGATGGCAAGGATCTGGCCCTCGTCCATCATCGACTCAGACCCGGCCTGCTGGATGGCCTTGGCCAGTGCGCGGTGCGTACGGCGGTACATGTGGTGCTCCTTCTCGGTTGGCCGAATCCCACGGTGGGAACCGGGTTACTGCTGGGCCGCTGCCTGCTGGCGACGGAGGTACTGATCGACCTGCTGGACGAACGGCACGAGGGTGTTGCTGGGCAGGGCGCGGAACGCCTCCATGTCGATGCCGCCCTGCCGCTCGCGGAACTGGGCGGTGACCTCCTCGACCGTCTTGCCGATCTGGTCGCAGAGCATCTGGAGGTGGGCCAGTGCATCCTCAGTGGTGGGCGGCGCCTGATGCTGCGGGGCCCGGTCGTGCGACTCGCGGTCAGACTCCTCCAGCGCCCCCTCGATTGGGATGCTGAACGTCTGGAACGCGAGGTACTTGAAGGCCATCGACATCATCTTGGACGCGGCCTTGTCGGAGGTGTCCTGCGCCTCGGCGACGACGGCGGCGTCCACGTAGTCACCGGCTGGGCCGATGATCCGGTAGCGCACGAGGCCCATGAGGTGCTGCTGCGCGCCGCCGGACTTGGTGGTGCCGACGGTCTGGTCCAGCACCTCGAACCCGGTTGGCACGATGCTCACGCTGTGGGTGACCAGCGGCTCGTGGATGGCGTTGAGCACGTCGTCCACGCCCCGGAAGTTGTACTTCGCGGGACCGGCGGTCACTTTCTGGGCCTTGGCGATGGCGCCGATGTCGGCGGCGACCCGGGCGATGGCGACGTGGATGTTCGGCAGCGGTGCGCTGTCGATGGCCGCTGCCTGCTCGATGGCGGCAGTCTCGTCGGCATCCTGCTGCGCGGTCTTGGCTCGCGCGGTGCGTGGTGCAGTCATTGCTGTGGTTCTCCTTTGTGTTCGTGGCGGACTTGTTTGTGCTACGCACATTCTATCATTCGGGCGCAGTTATTCCACGGTGGGGTACCCGTGTTTCCCACCGTGGGAAGGAATGGTCAGGACACCTCTGCCATCTCGATCTCGACCTCATCGACCGGCAGCCACGGCAGGTACCCGCCGCCGCGCCAGCCATCCGGCCACTCCCGCCCAACGATGCGGTCACCACGCCATGACACCCGGCGCACCATCCGACCGCTCCTGATCTTCACCGGCGCCAGACCGAAGCCGAACTCCGGCCAGCGCAGCCAGTACGAGGACCCCTCCGGGCGCCACCCGTTCCGGTCGTTCTGGAACCCGTGCCCGGCGTGCGTCTCGATGAGCGCCGCGCACCCGGTGTTCGCCCTGATCTGGTCCACCGTCTGCTGGATCGACATGGCCACCATCCGGTGATCCTGCGTGCCGTCGGCCAGCCGGTACCCGGACCCCATGAACAGCAGGTCGGGCTGGTAGTCGTTGGCCGCATCGACCAGCATTCGGCGATCAGCCGGGCGGGTCAGGTCGATGTACCGGTTCACCATCAGGCGCACCTCCGGCTCACGGAACGGCTCCGCTGACCGGGCCTTGTATGCCGCCGACAGGGTGCGGTAGTGCCCGGCGATCTGGTGCTCGGAGTTCTCCACGTCCAGCAGCAGGACGCGCTTGCGGTCGAACTGCGTGTCTCCGTCCAGTGGGGACACCCCGAACGCGGCACCGAGGACCAACTGGTAGACCAGCAGGGACTTGCCCTGCCCCTCGCCACCGGTGACCACGCACCGGTCGTTGTGGGCCATCAGGCCGGGCAGCACCCACTCCGGGGGCTGCTCCTGTAGGGCCAGCACCTCGTCCCAGTCCTTGCCGTACTTGGCGCCCAGCGAGGCGGGCCTGTCCAGCGTGGACAGCAGACCGGCCACGTCCTCAGCGATGTCCCAGTGGTCGGCGCCCTCCTCGATCTGCTGCTTCGCGCGGGCGAGGGTCTGCTCGATCCGCTGCCGGGACTGCGCGTCTCGGAACGCAGCAGCCGCCTCCTCTGCTGGGATCGGGTACATCATCCAGCGGGTCACGTTCGCGGGCACCCCGCGTCGGGCGCACTCAGCGGTCAACGTCTCGACGGTGATCTTCTTCCGCCGGGAGCCCAGCATCTTGAGGACCATTCCGATGTCGCGGTACATGTCGGCCATGTCTCCGGGGTCCACGGCATCCCAGATGGCGGGCCCGTTGTGGAACGCCGACGACAGCACGAGGTTCTGGGCCTCGACCCATGTCACCGGCCTCATCGCTGGACCGCCTCGATCGCGTCGTTGACGCGCTGGGCCCACGCACCGGGAACCCGGCCCGCCTCCCAGCACTGGCCGCAGTAGCCCCACGTCGTGAGCCCCGGGGCGCAGGTGCCCGGCTCCATCGTCAGCCACATGGGATGGCTGTTCGGGCAGGCGTTCGTGGACAGGACACGCATCTGCGGGATGCGGTCCGTGGTCATGTCAGGCTGCGGCGCGTACCCGGCTTGGGCAGCGTGCAGTGGGTTGAGGTTCATCGTTCGATCCCTTCCAGAGGATTCACGTCGAAGTCTTGCCGGTACATCCATGCGTCGTCCGGTCGTCCGGGGGGCCCGTAGGCGATCCCAGTCTTGGGGTCGAGCGCGGTCTTGGTCTTGGTCTTGTTGCGGGTCACCTCCTTCTCGACCCAGTTGCGCCACGTCCACTCCCAGCGGGCGTAGCGGGTGTCCTTCGCGGCGTGCCACGAGGTGAAGGCCCGCCATGTCACGCCGATGTCAGCCGGTGCCAGCCCGACCTCCCTCGCCTTGGCGACCAACTCCCTCGGCGGCACGTCCATCGCCAGCCACTCGGGAGGGATCGGGGTGGCCGGTCGCTTGCGGCTGTTCCCACGGGTGGGAACCGGAGGTGCCATGAGGGAGAACTCCGTGACCCGAGGGTCATCGACCGCCAGCGGAGGCGAAGCCGACCCGCTCTTAGTGTTCTGGAGATGGTGTTCTGGAGGAAGGACGGGTTCCCCGGCGGTCGGGTGAACCGGCGGTCGGGAAACCCGTCCTTCGGTGGGGTCCTCTGTGAGCACGGAATCGTCCTCCACCGGGGACGGGTTTCTGGGCATCGGGTACTGGTACCAGTCCACCACCGTCCGCCATGTCCCGTCCTTCTGGCGCTCCTTCGTGACCACCCGGTAGCCCAGCGCGGTCAGTTCGTTCAGCGCGGTCTGGATCGCCTCGCGCCCCTCGCGGTTGGACTGGCTCACCAGCCAGTCGCGCGGCGCGTCCCACTCGCCCGAGTGCGACATGACCATGGCCATGATGCCGCGCGCTCTGAACGACAGCCGCGAGTCACGGAGCAGGTCGTTGCTGATCTGGGCGAAGCCCGTGGATTGGACGCGGTTGATGGTCACAGGGCCACCGACCACAACATCTTGTGGCCTCTTGCCACCTTGTCCGCATGTCGTGCTACGCTCATTGCATTCTCCTTCCAGAGGATTTGCCCCCCGCCCATATGGCCTCACCAGCCGGGCGGGGGGCGCCGTCTTTCCCGACCCGGGGAGCCCCGGTCGGGTTCGTTCACCCTACTCGATCCATGGCTTGCCGGTCCTGATCGGCACCTCAGCCGGGTCACCCCAGCCAGACACCAGCCAGCCCCAGTCGTAGGCCATCGTCGGATTCGCGTGAGCCCACATGTGGCAGCGAACGCAGATCAGGGCGAGGTTCACCTCGTCGTGATTCCCACCGTGGGAACGCATCCGCCGGTGGTGGACGTGCGCCGAGTTGTTCAGCGGGTCGCGGCAGAACTCGCACTTCCCGCCAGAGCGCATCCACAGGCTGATCCGCACCGACATCCAGTCGATGTCCTCACTGCGACGCGTCATGCCGGTGCCCCCAGCGACGGGGGAGTAACTGGGGGCACCGGTGCATGATCCGCCAGAATCACGGCAGGAAGAACCTGCGTGACCAGTGTACGAGCGGACGCCGACACGTCACTTGGCCTTGGCCTTGCGCACCAGCGGGTAGCCCTTGCGGCCCGGCTTGAACAACTCCGGCACCGGGATGCCAGCCGCGATCAGCGCGTCGCGCGCCGCGTCCTCGTCCAGCACCATCTCGCCCTCGCCGTCCTTCGTCTGGGACACCGACCACTCGCCGAACGTGCCGACGATGCCACGCAGGAACGCTTGCGCGTCATACTTGCCCTTCTTCGCCTCGGCCTCCATGGCAGCGAACCGCTTGTAGTCGGCAGCCGCCTGCGCGATGGCATCCGGGTCGTCCACGATCGTCGCCGCCTGCGGGGACAGCAGCCCACCAGTCGGGTCCGGCCAGCACAGGCTGACCCACTCGCACCAGTCGCACGGGAACCCGCGCCCCGGGCCCTTGCCCTCCTGCGGGAAATCCTCCGGCGAACCGCCAAGATCGACGGACATCCTCAACGCCTCATGGCGCTCAGCGAGGTCCAGAACGAGCGCCAGCCCACGGTCCGGGTCCGCCTCCTGCGTGAACTCCACGCGCTCACCCGTCTCGGTGTTGATGAGCACGATGCGCAGAGTCCACTGTGCCCCGTCGGTGAGCCGGTGGCAGGCCAGCGCGTACATCTCGGCCTGATCCCAGTAGTTCAGGTACGGGCCACCGCGATCGACCATCGCCTGCCATGCCCGCCCGTTCGCGGACTTGAGGTCGGTGACGATCCGCTCCACCCAGTCCACGTCGTCGGCCTCCCCCTCGCGGGGCAACTCCGGCCACGACAGCACCACGTCCGGCTCCCGCACCGACGGGTCGTACGACGCCGAGATCAGCGCCGACCACCCGAGGTGCAGCAGGGTGCCGAGGTCGGCCTTGTCCTTGGGCCGGAAGTCGCTCGCGGGAGTACCGTGGTACCGGTACGCCAGCGAGCGGTAGCACTTGCCCGCCGACGATGGGCCGACCAGCCCCGACTTGCCCTCCTGCTTGCTGTCCATGAACTTCGTCATGGTGTCTCGCAGGTCCATCACGTCGTCACTCATCTGCTGCTCCACTCCTTCCAGCGGGGCTCATCTTCCGGGCCCCGGCTCCGTGCCGGGTGCCTGTCCTTGCTTCGCTCGATCGTGTCCCGCTTGAGGGCACGCCGGTCGGTGTAGTCCTGCCACTCCTCGCGCACCCACAGCGCAGCGAACGCGCAGCACACGAGCAGCCACAGCAGGGCGATCACCATGAAGCCGTACCCGACCCAGATCACAGGGCATCGTCCACCGTGGTGCGGGCCACCTTCGTCGCGTACGACGACTCGATCGGCGGGTGCCCGTTGCGACGCAGGATGTCGTTCTTGATGTCGAGGTATTCCTGCGCGTGGCGCTGGGCGAGGATCGAGTACGCGCGGTTGCGCACCCGGATCAACGTCCGGCGCCGCTCGGCCACAGCCTCCGGGTCAGCGGCCTTCGCGGGCCGACCCGCAGGCCGGACCCGCTCCTTCTCCTTCGCCTTCTCCTTGCTCATCATCCCTCCACTGGGATCAGGGTCGTGCCCGCCAGCGTCATCGGAGCCATCAGCGTGCGCTCCATCAGGGCGAGGACGGACTGCTTCGCGGCCAGCACCTTGCGGGCCTCGGTCACTGCTGCTTCCTGCTTCTCGATCGCCTGCTGCATGGCCAGCGAGAACTCCTCCGGTGCCGCCGGGTAGATCGCCACCTCGCTGTCACCCTTGAACGTGCGGATGACCGGCTCGATGGCGCCGCCGTACGCCGGGGGCACGAACTCGATGGCCACCAGCGCAGCCTCCTCGCCGTTGTGCAGGATGTCGGTGACCACGCCGAACAGCAGGCGCGGCTCCCCGTACGACGGGGTGTCGAGGCGCTTGTAGACCGCGCCGATCGTGACCTCGTTGATCTGCACGACCTCGGCGGACGGGCGGATGATCGTCTGGACCTTCATGTGATTCTCCTTCCTAGGGATTGCGGTGGGCTGAGTTGCCCGCCGGACGGCACCGGTTCCCACGGGTGGGAAACGATGCCGCCGACGTGCTCGACAGACCTACTTGGCCAGAGAGGCGGCGATGGACAGCACCTTCTCGCCGGACTCCTCGACCTCGACGGCTCGCTCCGGGGACTCGATGGTCTGGGCGAACGAAGTGGTGGCCTGCATGAAGCCACCCGCCGTCGGCTGCCCGCCGGAGATGAAGTGGCTCAGGATGCCCTGCGCCTCCGTCTCGGAGAACCCGGCCCGGCGAGCGATGACCTTGATCGCCTTCTCCGGGTTGGCCACCGGCACACCGGCCTTCTCCTCAAGAGCGGCGACCCACTCGGTGAGGTAGTCCTCGGAGCAGAACGCCTGCACCGTGTCGCGGACCTGAGCGGTGACCAGACGCAGCGACTTCTCCTGCGTGTCGTCGGCCCAGCGGACCACGCCCTCATCCATCCGGCCACCGAGGTGCACGGCGCGGAACAAGTCCACGTTGCGGGTCATCCCGTTGGTGCACACCTCGACCACGGCGCGCGGCGACAGCGACAGGCTGCCGTTGCCCGTCTCGGAGTTGGTGAAAGCGAACCCGGCGTGGATGAACGGCATGTCCGCCGCCGTGTTGCCGGTGAACGGGGAGCGGTACCCCTTGAGCAGCGTCTCGGCGGCGACCCGGATGGCCGGGGCCTCCACCGTCAGGCGCAACTTGCGCTCGGTGATGTCGAACCCGCCGACCCGGAACTCGACGCCGCCCTGACGCAGCCCGTCGAGGATGGCGAGCACGGTGTCTAGGTTGTCCAGCATCTTGAACCGGTCGCTGGACATGGACCGGAAGATGCCCGGCTCGGTGTCCTCGGTCGGGGTGAACAGGCGGACCAGTACCTTGCGGCTGGGCTCCCGGCGCAGCCAGTGGTTGACGTTCTCGTCCCATAGTTCGATGTTGCTGGGCTCCCGAAGGCGCCGCATGTACTGGGTGGGTACGCCGAGGCGGCTGGCGATCGACTCGTCGCCGACCACGGTGGGCAGGTACAGCCCGTTGGGGTCGGTCACGCCGTCCTCGCTGAGGACGACCTCGATCCCGTCCACCTCGATGTGGCCGCCGTCGGCACGCAGGGCGCTGAACGGCAGCACCACGTCGCACTTGTGCGGGGCCTGCTCGGTGAGCATGGTCATTGCGTCTTGCAGTGAGGCGTTGCGCACCTCGGTCTGAACTGGCATTGCTGTGTTCCTTCCAGAGTGGCGAATCCCACGGTGGGAAACGCTGGTCTTGCTACCTGATGCCCCCTTGTGGGGCACAGGAGAATGGTAGCACCACCTGTGCAGGTAGTGCAACTCAGAACTGGGCGAGGTTCACCACCTCACGGACACGGAAGTCCCCATCCTCACAATGCCCTCCGTTCGCGGACGAGGTGTCCACGTCGCCTTGCCGCGTCTGCCCGGTTCTTCGACGCGCTCTCCCAGATCAGGTGATGCGGGTTCACGCAGCCCGGTCGGCCAACGCACAGGTGAGCCACCTCAACCTTCCCGCCGGTGCTGTCCTTCACCTGCTGGTACATGGGCCGAGTCCACCTGAGGTTGAACAGGATGTGCGACACCTCGTGTCCACGCCCCCACTTGCTGTCGTAGTGGGCGTGCTTGGACATGTCCGGCTCACCGCCACCACGAGGAGTCAGCCCCCAGCACAGGTCGTTGCCCATCGCCGGGTCGATGCCGTGGTCGCCCGGAAGGAACTCCGGCACGCCGGGCACGAACACAATCCGGTCGCGGAACAGGTACATGCGGTGCTTGTACGCAGCCACCTGCTCGGCCTGCTCCTCGACGGTGAACCCCCACTCGGGGTTGGCCACCGTGATGCGCAACTGCTCGGCGTACTCCTCGATCGTCTCGGTGCTGACCATCATGGCTCCAGCCTCTCGTCGTAGTCGCCGAACGCCTGAGCCTCCAGATGCGCCTCGATCTGCGCATCCACCCAGAACTCCTCAGCCCGTGCCACGGCGAGCGCCTTGCCCAACTCGCCCTGCACGATCGGGTCCGAGTCCGGGCAGCCCTTGTCCTTGCACGGGCAGGTGTTGTCGATGACCTCAAGGGCCTCCTCGTACGTCATGCCCACCTCACCTGCCATGCCTTGTCCTCCCGGTACAGGCGACGGCACTCACGTTCCGCCCAGCACCCCTGCCAGTCAGCGCGGCGCCCGTACGAGCGCTTCAACTTGGCCATCTCCGGCACGTTGTCGCCGCTGATGTTCTGCCACACGTCGTGCCAGACGACATCCCAGCGGGTGCCGACCGGCCACCTGATCTCGTAGGCGTCGGCGAGGTGTACCGTGCAGCGCTCGCCCTCGTAGGACGGGCCGACCAGATGCACCACGTCCGGGTCGATCTCGACCACATCGACGTGCTCCACGTTGGGCAGGGACAGGGCGTACTTGACCAGCATCCCGATGCCCATGCCCATGATGAGCACCCGGCCACCGTGCGACTCCAGCCGTCGGCACACCTCCCAGTGATCGGCCATCTCGTCGGGTGTGTCGGACATCCATAGCCCGCCGTTGCGGTACAGCCCGGTGTACCAGCCAGCCGGGACGCCCCGGCCATGGCCTCCGATGATGGAGCGCAGCCGCTCCAGTTTCGCAGCGTCCTCGGTGACCTCAAACCGCTTCACCCGGACGTTGCCGGACACCCCCTCGGGAATGTCCACCTTCTCCATGCGGGCCATCAGACCCTCCTCCCATCTACAAGGAACTCCCAGCCGTTGTCCTCGGCCTTCTCGATGAAGGCTTCCTCCGACGTGCGGTAGTCCATCTCCTCGTCGCACACTTTCTGCACGACGCTCTCTAGGGCGAGCATCGCATCGCCCACTGACATGCCAGCCCGCAGCGAATCCCGCAGGCTGTCGAGCAGCACCTCGTCCACGTAGAACCCGGTGAACGGGCAGTCCGGCACCCGGCCCGGCCTCGTGTACCGGTCGCGGCGCTTTCCCACCGTGGGAACCCACGGCTTGCGCAGCGGGCCGAGCACCACGTTCTCCAGCCACGCCCACGCCCTGCGCTCGGTCAGGTCCGCCGCCTCCTCCAGCCCACCGCGCCACGCCCGGTACACGTTGCGCTCGTACCCGACGTGCTTGTCCAGCGCCTTGAGGCTGGCCCACTCATCGGACCAGTCCTGCCACGCGCACTCCTGCTGCGCGTACTCGTCCAGCGCACGGGTGAACCCGCCGCCGCTGTGCTTCTGCAACTCGGCCACCGTGTAGTAGGTGCGCTCGATCGTCACAGTCCTCATCTCCCGACCTCCCAGTCAGCGTGCTTGCGGATGCGGCCAGCGAGTTGCTTGGCCGCGTGTCGGTTCCCCGATGTCAGGGGACCGGTGATGGTGCGCCCGTTGGGGAACTCCAGCCGGACGTGGGTCCTGCCCGTCATGGACAGGTCCACGCCCTGCTTCTGGAGCCCCCGGTAGAGCGCACGCAACTCGGCAGGCTTGACGCCCGTCAGGCTGATGCGCCCCACGGTCACTCCTCCTCGACGGAGAAGGTCAGGTTGTCCTCGTGGTTCGACGCGATGTCGTCGTCCGTCTCGTCCCAGTCGTCGTCGTCGTAGTCCGAGGTTTCCCAGTCGGCCTCGCCCTCGCCCTCGTACTCGTAGTCGAAGTGCACCGACTTGACCGTGGCCGTGACCGAGAAGTTCTCCTGCAACTCCTCCTTCGCCGCCTCCTCGTCGTCGGCCTCGATCCCGGTGACGGTGAGGATCACCTCGCCATCGGAGTCCCGGGTCACGGTGCCGGTCCACTTCTTCTTGAGCAGGGGCAGGCCCAACTCCTCAAGGAACGAGTTGCACCCGTCGATGCACAGGTCGTGCTCCTTGCGGGCAGCCTCCACCTGCTCGTGGACCCGCGCCTTGAACCGGTCCATGTCCTCCCGAGCCGCGACCCGCAGGCGGTTCGCCTCGCGCACCTCGGTCTGGAGCCGGACGATCTCGGGGCCCGCCGAGATGGCGAACTGCACGATCGAGGCCAGCGCCTCGTCGCCCACGAGGTCGCCGATGAACTGCCGCTCGGCGTTACTCACGATCGTGCCGATGTCGAAGTGGCTGATCGGACGGGCGTGGGAGTAGAACTCCTCGTTGCCGAAAGCGAACCCCTGCTCCCGTGCCTGCTCGGCGGTGCCCGAGAACACCGCACCCTCGCCCTCCTTGGCGATGATGATGCGGTCGAGCCCGTCGCCGATGTCGCTGCGCCGAACCTCGCTGACCCGGTAGGTCTTGCCGTCCCGGTGGCGAACGATGTCGGCGTGCTGGATGTTGATGGCCTTGGCCATGTCGGTTGCTCCTTCCAGAGAGCATTGGTGGTGACGAATCCCACGGTGGGAAACGCCGAGTCGGTGTGACTCCCGCCGCCCACAGGTGGGAAACCTGTGGACGACGGTGGGTCCTACCGGCTGCGCTTCTGCGCCGCCCGTGCTCGGGCTCGGGCTAGCGCCTCGGCCCGCTCCCGCTCCTGCCGGGTCATCGGCGGGTCGGCCACCCGCTTGCCGAACGCGGCGACCAGCACGAGGTGGGCGCGGCGGATCACCCCGCTCATGGGGTGACCGCGAACGGGGCGAGGTGCGCGGGGATGCCCTTGGCCACGGCCGTCTCGGCAGCGGAGTTCCACAGGTACCAGTTGGACTCCAGCCGGGCGCCGAACCTGCGCACATGGGCGGCGAGATCGACCGGCTCCTCGCGCAGCGGGGCACGGTTCAGCCCGAGCGGCACGGTGAACCGGGAGAACCCGCCGACGCACCACAGGTCGAGGCAGTTGGCATCGGTCAGCCACCCGCCCACGCCCTCGGTGCACACGGTGGCCACGTCCACCATCCGCTCGCTGTCGTTCCACCCGACGACGAGCACCTGCTCCTCGACCTTGGTGCTGGCGGGCAGCGGCTCGCCGTAGATGGCCTCGTAGACGGCGGCCACCATGGGCAGCGCTGCCTCGGTGTCGAGGGTGCGGACCAGTCGAGTCCTGCGCTCGGCCATCACCGCACCTCCGTGCTCACGGTGACGGTGCGGACGCAGGTCATGTCGTACTTGGCGATCATGTCCTGCGTGTGGGCCTCGTTCCACGGGTACCAGAAAGCCCACTGCCTTCCGTAGAGGGCGACCATGATGGCCCGTGCAGCGGACTCGTTGGTGCCCATCACCCGGACGTAGGCGTTTGGGATCGGGTGGTGATCCGATCCGAAGGTGAAGATGTGGTCGTCCATGCGTGCTCCTTCCAGAGCGTCGGTCCGATTCCCACCGTGGGAACCGGGGTGGTGCAGGTGTTACTTGAGCGTGCCGAACTGCCTGTCTCGGTGACAGGTCAGGCATCGGCGCTCGGTGCGACCGTCGCTGAACTTGACGATGTTGTCCTCGGTCAGCGGATGGCCGCGCTTGCAGTGCGTCTGGTTGTGGCGCCAATGGCGGCGCCTCTCCACCATGTCGGCAGCGTTGTCCGCCTTGGTCCCGATGAGCAGGTGCTCCGGGTTGATACATGGCGGGTTGTCACAGGTGTGGCGGACCACCATCCCGGGTGGGACGGAGCCCTTCGCCACGATGTAGGCCATGACGTGCGTCGGCACTATGTAGTGGGCCTTCGGCCCGACTTGGATTCGGCCCCGTCCGTAGCGGCCCGGCTTGCCGCCCTTGGCGATGATGCAGTCGCTCACCTATGTCCTCCCTTCCCACGGTGGGAACCTCCCGCCGTGTCTGTGACATATCCTATCACATAGGTGGTGCAACCTTTCAGTACCGGGTCATGTGCTCCCGGCAGTCGGTGTCCTCCCAGTCCGGGTCGGACCAGCGCTGCTCCCCGCAGCGGTGGCACACCTCAGTGCGGTCGAGGCGGAACTCACCGTCGTGCCACCACCACATGCCGCCGACGGTGTGGCTGTTCAGCCACTCCTCCGAGTCGTCCACGATCGTCTGCCAGTGGTCGGCGTGGGCCCAGTCCTCGCGGTGGTACCACTCGTCGTACGTGGCCACCGCACCCTGCGCCATCTCGTCGTGCATCCCCAGCGACAGGGCCTCGGCGACGAGGTGCTTGGCCACGTAGTGCCCGAACGAGGACGACCCGCCTGACATCACGCCCGGCACGCAGCCGACCCCGTTGCACTCCAGCACCGGGACCGGCTCGGCAAACGACACGCTGGCGAACAACGCCTGCGTCGCCAGTTCAGGGGTGCTCCCGCCACGCTCGGCAAGCGGGATGCCGAACGAGCCCGGGTCGTTCAGGGTCGCGGTCGCCGACCCATCCTCGTGCACCTCGACGGACAGGTCGAAGTGCAGGGTGTACGGCTTGCTCATGTCTCTCCTTCCAAGAGGACAGTTCCCACGGGTGGGAAGTAGGTGCTGACTGCACCGCTTGGTACCGGGACGGTGCCCCGGTACCGCGCGCTGATGTCAGATGCTCGCGGTGCGCTGCACCTCGTACAGGACGAACACGGCGTCAGCCGGGACCTCATCGAGGAACACGGCCTCATCGGTCTTGGTCTGGCCCGGACGCAGCCGCTCGATGTACGTCGAGGTGGTGGCGTACTGCTCGGCGCCGTCCTTGCTCTCGGCAGCGACGGTGATCCAGTAGTCCGACGCCTTGGTCGAGTTGTTCGTGACCTTCACCGGCACCTTGGCGATGCCGTACTCGGTGGTGGCCTTCTTGCCCTGCACCTTCACGTCGGCAGTGGCGTCGTTGGAGCCGATGCCGGACGACACGGTGGTGTCGTTGACGGACGGCGCGTCGGTGGTCGTGTCGCTGCCAGCAGAGCAGGCGGCGATGGTGAGCAGAATGGCGGCGCCACCGATGGCAGCCTTGGTGATCTTCTTCATGGTGTGCTCCTTCCAGAGCGGTAGTTCCCACGGTGGGAAGTGAGCCGGTCGGCTCGGGAAAGGCAGGGACCGTCGGGCCCCTGCCCTCCACGTGTGACCGGGATCAGGTGATGCAGCCACACGACCAGAGGATCATCCCGTCGCCGGTGTCCACATGGTCCGGGGTGGCCTCGGGGTGCACGTCGCACTGCCACTGGTAGGACGGGTTGCACCGCCACTCCACGTCGGCGGGCAGGGTGGTCCCGTCGATGAGCAGGTTGCACGCGTGGCACTGGATCGCACCGTCGCCGAGGTCGGCGAAGTGGTGCGCGGGCCATGGACCGGTGGCCTCGGGCCCGGGGCAGCCGATCGGCAGGGGACCGTGGTCGCTGACCACGCCCTCGCCGAAGTCCGGTGTGGTGACCCCGCACCCGAAGCACTGGTCCTCGGGTGTCTGGTCGGGGTCGGTGCCCACGGACAGCCAGCGGTGGAACGTGCTCATGCCGCACTTCCCACCGTGGGAACGCTGGCCTCGGCGCGGGCGGCCTTGTTCGCCTGACCCCACGACGAGTACCCGGCGAACTCTCCCACCGTGTCGATGCCGTGGCCCTCGCCCTTCCACACCCGGACGGTGTACCGCCGCACGTTGTGCGGAGGTGTGGCGTAGATGTCCATCTCGGAGGACACGAAGTAGACCGCACCGTTGGGAGTCCGGTACCCGGTGTCCCCGACCCGGGCCCGCCACCAGCGCATCGTCTCCGGGCTGAACCACTTGGCGTTGGCCCGGCGCACCGCAGCGAGGGTCACCGTCTCGAATCCCACGGTGGGAACTGGCTCATGGACCGTCTCGGTGCGCAGCCACATCCTCACCGCGCCTTGCTGAATCGAGGTGAACTGGCTGTACTTCACGTCGGGCATGGTCCACACCCCATCGACAAGCCACGCCAGCGGCGTGTCCCACGACATGATCGTGTAGTCCACCCGGTTCGGGAACTCGGAGCGCCACGGTTCAGGCAGCCACCCGAAGGTGCCGGGCATCCCGACCACGCCCCGGAACGATCCGGTCGTGTTGCTGAACGGCTTGCGCTGGCTGACCAGCACCCCGGCTCGTTCGCGGGCCTCTCGTGAGGTCTTGAGCCCCAGTCGATCGTCGTGCATGTGTGCTCCTTCCAGAAGCGCCGGGTTCCCACGGTGGGAACCTCGGGTCGTGCTTGCACTAGTCTATCACACAGGTAGTGCAACCTCTCAGCGGTTGAGGGTGATCCGGTACACCTCGCGCATCCGCTCCGCGCGCTTGGCCACGGCCTTCGGCATCGGCGTGCCGTACGCGTGCCCATCGGTCGGGTCGAAGTGCACGAAGTCCGAGCGCCACGGACCCACGATGAACGCGAGGTCGGCCAACCGCCCGTTGCAGTGCGCCGGGTAGATCACAGCCCACCCGCCCACCTCGGTGCGGTACTCGCCGTCGGTCACCGTCACCGCGAACCTCGGCGGCTTCCCACCGTGGGAACCGGCGGCGCTCACGAGTGGAACGTCCAATCCATCGGGGCGTGGTCGAACTCGTGGATCGTCCTGCGCGGAACCTCACGGGCGATGCACCCGAACACGATCCCGCCGGGCAGCACCCCGCCGAACGACATCCCGGCACCGCCGTCGCACCACACCTCGGTCGCCTCGGTGAGGATGTCCAGCGCGTCGAGGAACGACATCGCCGTGTCGAGCGCTTCACGGGCAGCGGTGTCGCCCCAGCCCAAGCGCTCCGCGCGCATGGCGGCGATGTGGTCGTGCACCTGCTTGATCCGCTCCCGCACCCTCGGGGTAAGGGTCAGGTCGGCGGTGAACGTGTAGTCCTTGACTGGCATTGCGTGCTCCTTCCAAGAGCGGGTGATCCACGCTTCCCACGGTGGGAAACGGGTGTTTCTGACGTCAGTTACGGGACTCCCCTGCGAACGCCTCGCGCATCGCATCGGAGGTGTCCCGGTGGTCGTCGGCGCACCACGGGTCGCCGCACTCGCACATGCCCTCGGGCTTGGGTCGGGTGGGCTGGGCGGTGTACGCCACGTAGTCGTCGCGGCATTCCATGCAGGCGTGCACGTACCCGTAGGCGGATGCCGCCTCGCAGCCCTCGCACCCGTCGATCGGGGTCAGGCACGGGCAGCCGGTGCCGCAGTCGATGTCGGACAGGGTGCCCTCCTTCGACAGCCGGGTGATGTACTCGGTCGCCTTCCGGGCGATCAGCGCACCGGTGACCGGCGAGGTGGCGTCGAAGGTGCGCCAGATGCGCGCGCCGTGGTCGGCCTCGACGGCGATGATGTGGCCCTCCATGCCCATGTGTGTGCTCCTTCCAGTGAGCGGTCGTTGATCCGGGCGGATCGCACAGCCCATTCCCACGGTGGGAACGGACCATGCCACGCGTCCGGGTCAGGCTGCCCACACGTGCCCGAGCAGGCAGCGCAGGTACAGCGCGGAGGTGGGGAACGCACGTCCCCGGGAGGGTCGGGCGCAGGTGGGGCAGGTTCCCACGGTGGGAAACGCTGCGGCCAGCACCCGGTCGTCGTGCGGGTGCATCGCCACGCGGACGACGCGCTGGCGGTGCGGGCGGGGTGCGGCGCCCCCGGTCCGGGTGACGCACGGTGCCCCGATGTCGGCCATGCACAGGGTGCAGCGCACCGTAGTCGGGTCAGCCATCGGTCGGCTCGGTGCCCGGGTACGGTCCGTCCTCGGCGCGGCAGCCACCGGCCTCGGGTGCGCCGGGGCACCACAGCCACAGCGTCGTGGTGTCCCCGGTCCGGGCCACGTAGGCGTCGTCGCAGGCGTGCATGTCGGCATCGCCGCCCATGCCGGGCGTGGTCAGGGCGTGCTGCACGCACGCGGCCCACGCCTCGCGCGGGGTGCCCTCACCCGCGTCGTACACCTCGGGCGCGGTGCCCTCGGTGATTCCCACGGTGGGAACCGTGGTCGCGGCCACGGGGTCGCGGTCGGTCAGGGTGATGCCGACGGCGGTGAGCAGGGAACCGGTGACCATGGCGGCCACGACGATTCCCACGGTGGGAACGTGCAGCGGCGTCATGCGGCACACACCGGGTGCGTGCAGGAGGCGCCCCACTGCCAGCCGCAGGCGGACGTGTGCTGGTGGCAGGCGGGGCATTCCTCGGCCTCACCTGCGATGTTGTGCTCCCACCCACAGGGCGGGACGGTGGTTGGTGCGGGCATTGCGTGCTCCTTCCAGAGAGCGTCAGTGTGTCCGGGTGGACATGACAGCGGCCCGATTCCCACGGTGGGAAACCGGGCCACCATCACGAGCACCGGGGCGTCAGGCGGCGAGGTCCGCAGCGTCGGCAGCGGCGTCGGCATCGGCAGCGGACTCCAGCGCGGACACGATGTCCAGCGCCACGTCCACCGGGTCGATCCCGTACTTGCGACCGTGCTTGGCCACAGCGGCCACGAGCAGGGCGAACCGCTCCTCCTGCGTCTTCTCGCCGGGCTCCTCGCCCTGCTCCTCGGTCGCGCCCTTCACGATGGCCTCCACCGCGTCGGCGATGGCGTTCCACGAGCCGAACCGTCGCCCGTCCTTGGCCCAGACGTTGAGGTGAGCCTTGGTGAAGTTGAGCCCGGTGACCTTGTTGGCTGCGTTCACGGCCTTGTTGGCCCGCATGATCCCGTCGCCGGGCAGGTCGGACTCCAGCATCGCGGACAGGGTGATGATGCCCCGGATGCGCCCGATGTTGGACTTGGACTTGCCGGTGATCGCCACGAGATCGGCGATCGTCGCGCCCTCGGTCACGAGCCCACGCAGGACCCCGATCCCCCGGGCGACGTCATCCTCGATCGCCGCACCCTTGGTCAGGGTGTCGATCGCGTACTGGGCCGAGGTGAGGTCGGCCTTGGTGATGCTGAACGTGCTTGCCATGATTGTTGTCCTTCCAGACGGTTTCCCACCGTGGGAACGGTGGGGGCGGGACCATTGTTGGTCCCTGTGGCACGGGGCGGAATCGAACCGCGCTACCCGAAGTAGTGGCGCCGGTGCGTCTCCGGCAGCCCACCATGGTCGGCACCCTGTGTGCCTCCCGTGCCCTACCGGTCCCTGCCGCCCGCTCGCCCCTGTCACAGGGTCGTCGCTACTCGTGGCGCCACTCACGGGGTCCGGGGTCCGATAGTCGCTAGGGACTCACCCTGCCGTCAGCACGTCCCCACCACGCGGGGCGATAGTGCGACGGGGCGGTTATCCCTGCCGTATCGGACCAGAGTCGGACCCCGACCCATGACGCGGGTCAGGACCTATCGGCCTAGTGCGGATAGTGCAACCCATCCGCTAATGCTCGCTATTGAGTTAGCCAAGACGCCCCATGGCACACAGCGGGCACAACCCGCACCGTGCTCGTTGCCAGCAACGGCCAGCAACGCGGACACCTATCGCATAGCGCGGCCCTATGCCGCGTGTCCTTCCCACCTCCCTTCCCGCTCCGGCCCCGACGGTCGGGGCGACAGGAAGAACACTACAGGTCACGCAACCTAGGCACCTAATCCGGCACTGTGAGTCACATTCCCACCGTGGGAACCGTGCTCAACCCGAACACCTGTACGACTCCCGGGTGGGGGCACCGTCACGGAACGTGATCGGCTCGGAGCCCACCTATGCACGGTGAGAGCGTGGAATACACGAGATTTCCACCCCATTTCCGGCGCAGATACCGGACTGGAAGGACGATCCCGGTGGACCACAGACCCGCATGGCTGGCTTTCAGGCAAAGACGCACCTTTGGGCGGGAATCTGCGTCAGATTCGCTGGCCTAGAGGTCGCTCACGGAGTGGTTCCGCTTAGGGAGAGTGGTGGTTGGCTCCCGGTTGTCCTCCACGACGGCGGATTGTGTCGCTGGGCGCTCCGTCCTGCCTCGCCTCACCCGCATCTCGACGCGCGGGGGCTACCCACTAGGGGGGCTGTGGACTCTGATCTGGCACTGATATGCTCCCATCTGTCGAACCGCAAACGACACCGTACCGCAGGCCCCCCGTGACTCCCATCCGGGGGGCCTCGGCGTGTCTGGACCAGTTCCCACCGTGGGAAATGGGGCCCGAAACCGCTACCGTGGGCCCATGGGACGACCATCCAAGGGTGTCCGCACCCGATTCACCACCCGGGTACCGACCAACCTCGCCCGCATGATGGAAGATGAGGCCGACCGGCGCGGCATGACCATCAACGACTGGCTGCTGTGGGCCGCGCGGGCCATGATCGACACCAGCAGGCTCCAACCGAGCCGGGGAGGACGCCGTGACGACGCTGCCTGACCTCACCGTCGAGCGGGTGCCGTGGGACAGCCTCACCCAGCACCCGTCCAACCCGCGCAACGGTGACGTGGAGGCCATCAAGGAGTCCATCCTCGCCAACGGCGTGTACCGGCCCGTCATCGTCGCCACCGACGGCACCATCCTCGCCGGGCATCACCTGTGGCTCGCGCTGGGCGAACTGGGGCGCACCCAGTGCGACATCGTGCGGCTGCCGATCCACCCGGCGTCGGTGGAGGCCACCCGCATCCTGCTCGCCGACAACCGCACCGCCGATCTGGGCAACTACGACGACGGGCTGCTCGCCCGGCTGCTGCGCGATCTGGACAACGAGGCCGGGCTGATCGGCACCGGCTACGACCACGACGACCTCGCCGCCCTGCTGAACTCCATCGAGGAGCCCGGCGGCGGCTTCGGGGTCACCGACATCGAGCCGCCGCGCTGCCCCAACTGCGGCTTCACCCTCGGAGAGTGACATGCCCCGCAAGCGCCGCGCCGTGACCCAAGCCCCCGGACGCGCCGGGCTGGCCCTGCGCCTCGCCGGGGCCTCGTACGCCGAGATCGCCGACACCCTCGCGCTGGCCGACGCCGCCGAGGCCCGGGACCTCGTGTGCAACGAACTCGCCGCCCGGGATGTGGACGCGCAGGAGCGGGTCGCGCTGCGCGCCGAGGAGGCGGCCCGGATCGAGCGGCTGCTGCGCGGGGTGTGGGCCAAGGCCACCAACCCGCACGACCCCGAGCACCTGCCCGCCGCCCGGGTGGCCCTGAGCATGGTCGATCGGCACGCCCGGCTGCTCGGCCTCGACATGCCCACCGAGGTCGTGGTCTACACCCCGACCACCACCGAGATCGAGACATGGGTCGCCGAGATGGTGTCCAAGTCCTCGACGGTCATCGACGTGGAGGAGGCCGATGTCCTCGCCATTGAGGCGTGACCCGCCGGAGATGGCCGACGCCGACGCGGAGGCGGGCCGGATGCTGGCCACCGACGCCGACCGCGCCCGGGAGGCCCGGGACTGGCGCACCGCCACCGCCGGGGGCCCGCCCGCCGTCGTCGCCCGCGAGTCCACCCCGGACCGGTGGAACTGCTACGTCACCTTCGGGGTGGTCGCCGCCCGTGAGGTGGCCAAGGCGGCAGCCGCCGACGGGGTGCACCCCAGCGAGTACATCAGGAGCACGGTGCTGGCCGACCTCGCCCGCCGCGCCGGGTGTGAGCCCGCCGACCTGCGGGAGAACCTGAGCCGCTACGCCAAGCCGCGCGGGAACCGGGCGAGGACGCTGCGGACATGACCATCGACCCGGAGGCGTTCAAGCGCTGGACCCCCGCCGCGCAGGAGAAGGCGCTGGAGGCGCTGCGCGCCGCCCAGAACGACAACTGGCGCCCGTTCTACTGCCACGACCCCGCGTGCAACGGGATGCCGCACGACCGGTGG